TTCGTGACTTTGTTGGCTCCCGGTATGTTGTTGTAATGGTGCGACTCGACGAGAATGAGCAACCCATGAACCGCAATAACGAGTTCCCGGGAGACCATGCTGTCAAGATGGCTGGTATCCTGTGCCGTGACCCAGACTTCTGGGAATGGCTCCACGCTAAAGAATGGTTATTTGAGAAGAACGAAAAGGCTTGCACTGAATGGCTAATCTCTTACCTGGGCATTGAGTCCAGGAAGGAGCTCAAGACAGATCAGGAAGCACGCGAGCTATTTGTAAAACTAAAGAACAGTTTTGACGCATGGAGGCGTTCATGAAGAAACTCATCCCCTACAGCGTGTACTTGCCGCCCGAGTACCACGACCAGATCAAGGAACTGGCCAAGGAACGCAAGGCATCGAGCACTGTACGTGATGCTATCCAGATGATTCTGGATGGTGACGGCAGCTACGACGCCGGCTACCGCAAGGCCGTGAAAGACTGCATCAAGGTCATTGACGCCTGCAAGGAGATCGAGCACATCGCTATCAAGGGCAAGTACTTGAGCGAGGTCTTGGTTGACCAGTTGGAACAACTAGAGCCGTGAACAAAGAGAAGTACGCCTATAAGTTTGTCCAGCTTATCAATGAACATGATGAGCAGGAGATGATCCCACTGCTGGCCGGGATGTACCTGGCAGTAGTTGGGACATCGCTAGAGCTTGGCATGTCAGACAACATGATCCGGGCGCATATGGAGCGTGCTATCGATTACTTTGAGGCTCAGAACATGGATACAACGAGGCACTAATGACTGAACATGAAGAAAACCTAAGAGACCTAGCGGCCATGTTCGCTATGTGCGGTCTTCTCACCAAGCAAGGGGCGTATGACCGCATAGCCCCACACGCCTTTGAGATAGCTGATCAATTCATGGAGGCCAGGAAACCCGTCGAAGAAGTGGGTATCGTAGCCATCAAGAAAAGAAAGAAAAGTGAACTACCGTAACTCCAAGCTCACCGAGGCCGTGCGCCAGCTACCCTGCCAGCAGTGCGGCATCCAGGATGGCACGGTGGTAGCCGCCCACTCAAACCAACTAAGGGACGGCAAGGGTAAGGGCATCAAGGCCCACGACTTCAGGATCGCGGCTCTATGCTATCGGTGCCATGCAGACCTGGATCAGGGCAGCAAGATGAGCAAGGAAGAGCGTAAGGAAGTATGGGAAGAGGCTCACCGGGGGACTATAGGTGAGCTCTTCTCTCGCGGTCTTATTGACGTTGTAAAGCCTTGATACGTTCATTGAAGTTATTCATCATCCGTTGCTTTTGTTCTTTGTAGCGCTCGATCTGGGCCTTGGTCTGCTCAGTCTCCGGGCGCTTTTGTATTTCCTTGATCGTCTTGTTAATCTTGGAAATCTGATTCTCCAGGTTGTTGGCGTTCTGGATGAATCGGTACTCGGGATTATCCTTCATGAACTCTGAGAGATTCTCACGCTTCTCCCGCATGCGCTTCATCTCACCCTCGAGCTCAGCCAGCATCGTGACGTTCTTGTAGAACTTGTCCGACACAGCTGACGGGGTCTCCGTCTCACCATAAGCCTTGCCCAGGATCGGCACCTTGTACGGCGGTGTCTCTTCACCCTCGACCTTAGCCTTGACGAAGCCAGCTGCTTTGGAGATCTCACGACCCAGGCCACCCACGTACTGGGAGAAAGCATAGTCAATGTCGTCAGCGGTCGGGCTGAATGCACCGATGCCGTACTTACCACCACCCGTCAAGTAGTTGATACCGTAGGCCAAACCCTGGCTGATGGCAGATGCATTGTCCCGGCTGCGCTCCCATCCAGGCGACGGATTGGTAGCACGGTTCTCCTTGGAGATCGGCCGGCCAAAGGCATCCTTGTTCTCAGCGATAGCAAAAAATGGATCTGACAACGTGGGCGACAGGGTCTGGATCAGGCCGCTAGAACCCAGCGGGTTGAAGGCATCCAGCACAGCAGAGGCCATGCTCAGGATGGTCTTAGGCAGATCACGCTTACCCGTCATAGCTCCGGCCTGGGTCAGCGCATACTCGGTTACCAGGCGTGCCACGTTGGGGAACACGTTCAAACCCAGTGGCATGGGGATGATTGCATAGCCCTGGCCAAACGGGTTGGGGATGATCAGGTTCTTGTTCTTCAAGAACTCAGGGGGCTCGTCTGCGTCAAAGCCTGCGAAGGCCAGGAGCGCAGCTTGCATGGCACCAATCATCATGCCGCCAGCGATAACAGCCTTACCACCCTTTGTCAGGCTGATCTTGCCATTGTCATCACGCTTGAAGAGCAGCTGAGCCATACGGGCAGAGCCCTGCACAGAGGCGTTCAGGAAGGCATAGAAGGCATTAGCATTGGTAGTCCAGGATCCTTTACGGTTGAAGTTAACCGTAAGGTTCTTGGCCAACTCAGCAGCCCGATCCTCGGACATGCCTGACTCCAGGCCAGCTTTGAACGCTGACAGACGCACGGCGTTTTCCATGGCGTCGTTGTAGTCAGACAACCAGTCAGCCACAGACTGGGCAACACGGCGCACATTAGATCGGTCCAAACGGGCCATCTCACGTTGAACCAGGGTTGCCTTGTCCTTGGCGCGGGTGAACTGCTCGCGGTAACCAGTCTGGCCACCAGCGTTGGCAAAGCGCTCATACAGGTCAATCCACTCCTTAGCCTCGGCATCTGCCGGGGTCTTGCCGCGCAGGTCACGGTAGATTGCCTTGAGCGCGGGGATAGCCCCAGCCACAACTTCCATGCGCTTGTCTGCGATCGGAGTGCCAGTCAGGTTGACGGCTGCAGACTCCACGTCACGCACAAAGTTCCAGGCACCGAACACGGGGTTGAACTGAGTGTTCATGGCCGCGATCAGGCGGGTCAGCTCAGCAACCGTGTCCAGCCCGTTCTCAAGCTGGTTGGCGTCCAGGTTCTTCAGAGCCTTGACCATACGTTTGGCACGCTCATCAGCCGGGTTAAAGATGATGAACCGGTCTTTGCCATTGATACGAACCGGGAACACGTTCTCTGCATTAAGAACGTTGGGATTGATTCGGTATTGAACCAGTCCTGTTTTCTTATCGATGCTAGGACTGCGTGGTTGCTGGAAGATGTTCTCTGCCGTGTCAGGATCCAAGCCCATAGCCTGGAGCTCGGCGATCAGCTTCTTCTTGTTCTTGACCGCATCAGGATTGATGGGCATCCAGAACTCAGGGTTGGGAGCCTGCAGAGCCATGCCGTACAGAGCACGACCCACGCGGGCTTTCTCAGACCTGACGATCGCCATCTCACGCTGGAGGGCAATGTTGTTTAGGATATCCACAACCGTCTTCAGCGAGCCGGTAGCCGTACGGGAGAAGTCACCCTTGATGGCAAAGCCCTTACCCATGCCAAAGCTCGGGTTCACAAAGTCCAGCTCGTTGGGATCGCGCTTGAGCGGGACGTAGTGCTTGAACATGTCACGCCAAGAATCGATACGCTCCTGGGTTTCAAGCCCGTTGGCCACCAGCATGTCCTGGGTGCCCTCGACAAACTTGTCGATGTCCTTGGCCAGCTCTTCGTACTTAGCTTTCTCTTCCTTGCTCAGGCCGTTGAGATAAGCAATTGCATCATCCGTGGGGATGCCAGAACCAGCGTCAGGCATGCCAGGGTTACGGGCCGCGATCAGGTCGTTGTATTCCTGGGCGTGGCGGTTCTGCAGGTAGAACTCAAACTCGTCAACCTTGACGCCCATCTTGCCCATCTTCTCGATGAACGGACGGAAGTCACGCTTGAGGAAGTCCATGGTCTGCTTGGAAACACGACCGTGGTACAGCGTCTCTTTCAAGTAGGCATCAAAGCGGTCAGCAATCTCGCCAATGCCTTTGACCACAGCCTGCACAACACGCTTGGTATCAACGTGCTTGTCCTGCCAGCGGTATGCCCAGTCGTCCATCTTGGACTTCTCAGGAGAATCCCACACAGACAGAGGAGCAGGCTTGCCCTTGTAGTTGCGACGGGTGTTCTCATCCAGGTTGAGCATGCCCATCACGCTGGCTTCGACGTAGTCATTCAGGGCCGCTTTGGTAAAGCGTTCACCCTTAGACGTCATGATGTCGTTGAAGATCCGATGCACAACGTACTGGTTGTCAAAACCGAACATGTACTTCAGACCTTCGAACAGGCGCTTAGCGGCCAGGACGAATTTATCCCAGCCAGTACCCAGCTTGCGTGCCATCAACTTCTCAGCATTGACAGCCCAGTACTCAGACGGGTTGATGTACTGGTAATAGTCGTAGCTAGGCATCAAGCCCATGGCATTGTTATATGCCTCGATAGACGGGTTCTCAAAGAACTCAAGGATTGCCTGGAAGTAAGCACGGGCCTTGGGAGACTTCTCTTTCTTGATCGCTTTACCCAGCTTGTCTGTCCAATCCATGATCAGGTCTGCCGCAGCATCAGCAGTCATCATCTGCTCGAGGCCATGGGTGACCTCGTGACGAATGGTCACAGGATCTTGGACGCCGTTGGTTCCTTTGTACAGACGGACCAGACGAGCCAGAGAGAAGAACTGACCAGCGGCATTACTGTCTGCCGGCTGTTGCTTCACAGACAGGTTCAGCCCTTCCAGCACGAAGGGGAACTTCTCGTACATCGTCTTGATGGCGGCGTACACGTCATCGCTGATGTTGCCTTCGTTCCACTGCTTGGTGGCCTGGGCAAAGAAGTTCTTGGCGTCTGTGCGCTTGACCTTGCTTGCAGCGATCTCATCCTTGAGCTGGCTAGCAACATCATCAATCGTATTGATTGCCTCTTGTTCATCCAGGCCGGCTTGGCCTTTCTTAAACTTACGCAGAATCATGCCGCGCTTCTGACGCATACTCTGGTACTTGCGGATCAACGTCTCACGGTCAGCAACAAAGTTGGCCGTTGTGTTGAGACTCTCACGCTCAACATCAGGCTGGACGTTAGCCAGAGGCATCTTGGGAGCAAACATCTCCCGAGCTTCGTCCTTGTGGTTGTAAGCAATCAGAGTCTCGCCCCGGTCAGCCAACAGGTACTGGATAGCTTCGTTGGCTTTATCCTGGTCATAGACCGTTGTACGCATGATCTGACCAGACTTGTACAAGTCACCAGTAATGTCGGTCAGGCCCTTGTCCAGATAGAAAGAACCGCCCTCACGCTTGGAGCTGGGTGTAACAAAGCGGTACTCAGTCCCGCCCATGTAGGCGATTCTCAGGTTCCCATCCGGCGTGCTGACCTCAGCATTACGGCCAAACGTGTTGAAGAAGTCCATTACCGCGGCAAGGTTCTTCAGGCGAACATCTGCGTTCTTCTGAGCTTTCTCAAAGTCAAACGTGCGGGGCATCAAGATACCCTGGGCCGTGGTGCCATCATCCTTGGTATAGGTTCTGATATGGCCCATGTTGTTGACAGCAGCAAACCCAGCCAGGATGTTGCCGGTCACCATCCAACGATTTTCGCGGCGCACAGTTGCACCCTTGTCGAACAGATCCAGCATGGGGATGTATTCGAACTTGTCGGTCTCTTGGTTGAACCAAGGCGTCTCGAGCTCTCGCTTCAGCTGGTACACGCTACCAATCTGAGAGAACGGCATCGAGGTGGACTTGGATTCCCCGTCAGCCAGGGCAATCGTCATCTGCCAATCAGAGCCGGCCGCAGGGTTCTTGGTCTTCTGCTTGTTCTGGATGTCGGTCACAACGCCCTTGACCAGCATGCCCTTGGAGTTCTTGGCCACCACTGGAGTACCGATCGGAAACTCAGTCAGGACCGTCTTGATGTGGGTGTACTGGGCGTTGATCTGGCCCTTTATAGATTCGATCTTGACCCGGTCTGGCTCAGCCTCGGCTTCCATCTTCTCGATAATAGACTTGCCATATGCTTTGGTGCGGTCGCTCAGGTCGTGCCACATACGAGAAGACTTCTCGCTGGGTTTCTCCCCGTTCAGGCTGTTTTGAACCTGGCGCTGAACCTCTTCCTTGGAGTAAGGCTTGACCGTGCGCTTGACGTCCACCTTCTCCATGATGGCAGGCTTGGCAAAGATAGACGGATCACCCTTGTCCTCGGTGATGGGCACAGAAGCAAGGGTCTTGGCGTCCAGGTCAGCAGCCTTGGATTCCAGCTTGTTGCTGCCCATGCTGTCTTCGCGCTCAATCAGATCGTTGTAGCGCTCAACCAGATCCTTGTATACCTCTTCCTGCTGCTTGATCGGCAGGATTGGGATATACCCAGTCAGCTTGCGAATGTCTTCTTCGCCGGCCCCGGACGGATCCTCTGCAATCTCCATAATCTTCTCGCCGCCCAGGGCTTCATAAACCTCTGGGTTGTCACGCAGGTATTCCTGGGCAACCTGACCACCGTACTCGTTCATGAAGTCAACAGCGCCTTCAGCCGTCACAGCGGACTTGCGTGAAGCCGTGGTGTTGGCGTTCAGGCTGGCCATCTTCTTGAGCAGGATGGCGGCAGGGCGCATCTCAGCAGGGATGTCAGCCATCATCTGAGAGTACGCAGGCGGGATCACCTGGCCAGTACGGTGAACACGGCCCAGCATCTGCATGTGGGTGTCGATGTTTGCCTCTGGTTGAACAATGATCATGTGACGCTTACGCTGATCCTTGAACTTGCTAGAGGCGTGCAACGACAGTCCGGTAGAACCAGCTTGGTTCAGGATAATTACGTCAACTGCGCCGCTGTTAAAGTTTTTGACAGCCTTAACACGTTGCTTGATGTTGGCAGATCGGCTAGTCAGAATGGGACGGCCACTCTCGTAGTTCAGGGTCATGGTACGACCCGTGATCTCTTCAGTCTTGTAGCCTGCCTTACGCAACTCAGCGTGCATGTAGTCGATCGGAGACATGGGTGCAGAACCAAAACCAGCGTTCTCAATGAACTTTTGAATATCATTGAATTGCTTGGTCAATTCAGGCCCAAGGTCGGCGTCCGTCAAACGATATTCTTTACGTTCGCCCTTACCCTTGGGTGGTTTGATCGTGATAGTGCGTTGCTTTTCAAGATAGCGGTTGTACAGATCCTTGAATGACAGCTCAACGGCATCGCCAACGTTCAAGTCCATATCATCAGCATAGCTCTTCAAGAAAGAGCCCATGGTGTTAGATACGGTCATGACAACCTTCTCGCCAGCCTTCAATCTCTCGATGGCGTGACGTACAGAGTCCTGCGCCTTCAAAGACAACAACATCTGGTTAATCAGATTGTGCATGGTTGAACCAAAGTTCGCACTCTGCACCTTGGTCTTTTCGCCTTCTATGGCCAGCTTGGCACCTTGCTTGTCAAACTCTTTTTGTAAGTCTTTGACAACTACTTCCTTGGCGCGAGAGAAGGCCAGGATGTCCCGCATAGACGTGGCCATGTTCTCGGCTGTTTGCTTATCTACGCTGGTTTCCTGCGTGTTGTACGAGACACCTGCAAACGTGCGCTCGCGGCGAATGTACTGGCCAACCTGAGTCAGCATACGGGCCACGGTCTGCTGCATCGGAATGCCGCCAGACTTGATGGCTTCTGCCAGATCAGAAATCTTATCCACAGCCAGGCTCATGTCCGTGCTGGAGTAAAGATCCATCACGTCAGGGCGTTTGGCATACGTGGCCGAGGAGAAGAACGTGCCGTAGGCTTTGTTAACCAGATTACGTACAAATGATGCACGCCCGGTCACCAGGCTTTCACCTGCTTTAGCCTTCTCTCTTTGTTCTTTGGTACGAGCCTGAGTCTCACCAGCACCGCCAGCGTTGTGGCTCTCGTCAAAGATCATGTAGTTGCCAGTGGCAAACTGATTGATAAATCTCTGACGCTCGGTCTCTTTGCCTCTAACCGTTTGTAACTGGTTATACGTAGTGAAAACTACTTTGTAATCACCCAGGCTATCGTTTTGCTGCATCTTCTTGAGAACAGCATCCATCTCTGCACCGCCAGTTTTTGGAGGTCTGAGGGTTAAGTTGTTCTCAACAATCTCCCCATTAACCTCTCGCAAAAGGGTATAGGGAATCGTTTCGTCATTGTTCGTAATCAGGATATTGGGCTTAGCTGTATCCAGGCCAAGCTCTTTGGTCATCCCGATATCGTCCAAGTCCCGGATCATGTCCGAGTACAGGTTGGGCTTCTCGGTCACAAAGAACGGAATCTTGTTGTTGATCAACGCGTAACGGATCATCCCAGCCACAACACGGCCCTTACCCACGCCGGTCTGGTCGCCAATGATGAAGCCTTTGCCGGCCTCTGCGTTGTAGATGGCCAGGGCTAGAGCATCAACCTGCTCAGCAGAGAACAGCTCACGCACCGTCTCAGGATCCATTTCCAAAGACTCAGCAACGTAGTTATCCAGGTCTCCGACCGAGCTCTCAATCTTGGCTAGAGAGTTCTCGATCGATTCAGCCATAGCCTTGGGAACCAGGGTTCCAACAGAGCTGGCTTTAGAGTGGGGATAGTAAGCAACCTGGTTTTCTGTCTCGGTCTCCAGGCCACGGCGCTCTGCTAGGCCAGATCCGACACGTTCACCTGAGACAACGCTAACTCCACCCAGCTTGGGAAGTCCACGTCCTTCAGCGCCTTCTTCGCCGGCTCGCTTGGCCCGCTCACCTGCGCCGGCCACTGGTTCTCCCTTTGCTCCACGCTCAGATACGTCAGCAGGTTTAGGTTGTACTTCACCAGCGCCTCGCCCACTTGGTTCGCGTTGTCCACGCTCGGTAGGTCTAGCCTCCGACACGCCTCGTTCGCCGCCTCCAGCGGGTTCTCTTCCTTCAGCGCTAGGTCCGCCACTCGGTCGCTCAGCGCCTCGACCCACTGCTTCTCGCTCAGCTTCCCGCTCGGCACTAACACCGACGTCAGCTCCGGCGGTGCCACGATCTTCTCGGGATACCATGGGTTCATTTAGCTTCTCCTTCAGTTGTTCGTATGTGGTGATGAGCTCTGGCAGGTCAGCTGCAGGCAGATCGCGGGATGACTTGCCAACCCCATCAATCACGATCACATCAACGGGATAGGTGGTGCCCTGCTTGGCGTACATGTTGCCGCCGGCAGTAAAGTGATCCACGACGTTGTACAGGTTGTACAGCTCGTAATAGAAATCACGCTTGGCACGGCCTCTGTAACCCTCGCGGCGTCCCTCTTCGGTCGTTGCCTGGACACCGCCAACAATCAGGACAGCGCGGCCGTCTTCCTTCATCCCAACCAAGGACTTCAGGACAATGTCGTGGTCGATGTTGCTGATCTCACCAGCCTTGCCAAACGGCGGGTTGGCAATCACAACGTCAAAGGCGTTGTTCTCAATGTCCATCTCCAGAGCATTACCCTGGGTAATGTCTGCGCCAGGCATGATGGATTTCAAAGCCTCAAAGCGACCCTTGTCCAGCTCGTTGGCTGTAACTTTGTCCGGGTTAGCCGCGATCAACAGCATACCGTTGCCTGCAGTGGGCTCAAGCACGCTGGTTTTGTTGGTGATGCCAGCCAGCTCAGACGCCACATAGGCCAGAGGGGCGGGCGTGGAGTAAGCCTGGTTGGCTACGCTGGTTGAGCTGCGTACAGACAGGTTGGGCTGGCGATCATAAAGGTCCACCAACTTATCAAAAATGTCTTGAGGATTCTTGCCGTCTTTGACGATCTGACGAGCGGCAATAACTATCCCTGCCTCAATGGCTTCATCAGCTTTCTTGGCACCCTCTGTGCCCGGACGTGCATCAACATTAAATTTGTTGGTCAAGAACATGCGCGCAGCATTGATGTTGCCAAACTCATTTCCTTCCAGGAAGTGGTCAGCAATCGCCTGAGGATCGACGGCAGGAGCTTCTGCCAGACCTTCCATAGACTCAACAGCGATAACTTCCTTCTTGGAGCTAGCACCCTGATCCTGGTACTTGCCGGCCATTCCAATGTAGGCACCCTGCAGGTGATCTAGGGTGATCTGGTCAGCAGCTTCGTCACCCAGCTTGGAACGGATCGTGTCCATTACAAACCGGGCAGCTTCCTTGAACTTGATCTTTCCAAGGCGGAAGGCTGCATCCATAATCCTGGTCAGGATCGGCATGAGCTTTTGTTCATCCTCAGGGACGATGTTCATGCGACCAGGCTTGGTCAACAGCATGGACAGATCACCCAGGGCGTCTTCCAGGTCTTGCTTGGCCTTGGCTTTCTCGTCAGCTTCGGTAGGCTTGGCTTCAGGCTCTACTGCTTTGGGAGTTTCTTTGGGCTGTGTCTTCTCAAACTCGCCACGGGCAAACTCAGTAGCCTTGGCCCGAGCCTGATCGCCAAAGGTTTCGGTCTTGAATATACGGGCAGATCCAGGCACGTACTTGCCGGCATCTGCGTCATATAGGTTGGCAGCGTATCCAACCTGCGTCTTAACCACCCGGTACTCGGTGTTCTCGCCCATGGGGAAACGCTCGACGATCTCAACAGCGGCCGGTTTGGCAGGCGTTACAGGGGCGGCAGGAGCAGGAGCAATGGCAGGTGCCTTTGCGGCAGGTTGCAACACGTTTTCACGAATCATCGCCTCGGCTTCTTCGCCGGTCGGCTGTCTTGCACTGAGCCCGGGTGGCTTAATTTTGGTAAGCAAATCACGGCCAGATGGCGTCAAGATTCCTCTGCCGTTAATCATGCCACTCGCTAACAACACATCCTTGACAGGGCCATCTTTCAACGACTCGGTTGAAGCATCTTCCAGACCCATGTAGACCTGGATTGGTGTCGGGGTTACTGCTGCAGGCGGGGTAGGTGCAACCTTGGCTACTTCAATTCGGCGCTCTTCAAATGCACCATCGGCAGACTTAACGGTAATTTGATTTCCGGTATGGCTAACAGCGGTAACAATCCATGTGCGGCCATTAAGTTCAACTTTTTGCCCTGGTTTGTATTCACCAGCCGGGGCAATAATATTCTCACTTTTTATTTCTGGAAGTTCATTCCACCAGTCTTCAGTAGCCGCTGGCTTGCGCTGTTGTTCTAGAAGTGTTTTTGCGTATTCTTGTTGTTCTGGTGTTTTTAGGATTAAAGCGTTTGACGCGCCAGCAATTTTTTGCGGATAACTAAGTTCATTTTTATTCAATCTTGCGCCAGGAATCTTAGCAATAGCGTTAATTGCATCTCTAACTGTAGATGCCCGCGTAATACCGATTTCTGAGTCTGCAAATGCGCCGCCTAGCAGCTGATCCAACGTGTTTGTTGGCGCAGCAGTAGGCGTTACTGCAGGCGCGGTAGGAGGAGTAGTTGGTTGCTCAGGGGCAGGCGTTACCGCAGGCTCAGCCGCTGCAACAGGGGGCTGTGGAGTGCGTGTAACTTGTTTCACTTCTGTCCCAAAAGTACTCACTTCTGGGGGTGTAACAGGCCCTGGTGTTACCTTTGGTTCTACGGGTTTACCAGTAGAAACAGGCGGTTGTGCAGCAGGTCTTTCCTCTGTTTGAGCCAGGATCTCCCTCAGCATTTCGGAAGTATCTTGGGCCTCTGACGGGGCTGCTTGTGCCATGGGTTCGGCAGGCGGAGCAGGCGGGGCCGCAGAAGGCTCTGTGGGAGGCGCAACAGCCTCAGGAGGGGTAACGGTAGGTGCAGGCTGTTTAAGCGCCCCAGGAAGGCCAGGAGTACGCAGGGAGCGTGCTGCCAAGGGAACCTCAACAGCCGCCCCTCCAAGCTCGCCCAACATTTCCAAGGCAACATCTTCTAGATCCACCTTGCCATAGGCCGCGAGCTGGCCACCGGCTTCAGAGATACCACCGCCGGCAATGTCGATGCCAGCACCACCCAGGCCACGGCCAACCTTCTGGGCAAGCGTGCGGCTAGCCATGATTTCGTTAGCCCGGCTGGCTATTTGAGTCAGATCAGCGCCAGCACCAAGCTCAGTACGAGCTGCCTTGATAGCTGCGTTCTTAGCCCCGCCAGCAAACCTACCGCCGGCAAGCGTAGTAGCCGCGTCGATAGCGGCAGTTGTAGCGCCTTTGGTACGGGCGTCAGAGATGGCTTGTTGCACGAACGCCTTGTCCTGCATCAGGGCCTGGACGTTACGCTCGGTGGGTTCTAGCCCACGTTTTTGAAGCTCTTTACCAATCAAGCCAATGAACTCAGAGCCAATCTCAACAGGGGCTTGGCCAGTGAATGCGCCGCCGATAGCTCCAATACCAGCACCAATGGCCGCACCACCGGGACCACCAAGCGCGCCAACAGCAGCACCACCCTTACCACCAGCCAGCATGCCGACGATAGAGGGAACCATGTTTGCCGCCTGTTCAGCGGTCATGTACATCAAGCCCTTGGGATTGGTAATGGCCTGACGCCCCACCTCATAGAGCATCTCGCCAATAGCCTTGGAGCCCTGCATGAACCCTTGAGCTTCTTCCCAGGCTTTGCCCTCTTCTTTGAAGGCACCCTTAATCTCTTTTAGCTCTCTAGGCTCATTGGCTGTGGGCGTGGCCAACTGCTCGGCAATCACGCGAGACTTGGCCGCAACATCACCACCAGAGATGACGGCCGGGGCAACCTCAGCTGACGTTAGGGCTTGCTTGCCGCCCTTGACTAAGAGCTCTCCTACGTTGGATAAGAAGCCTGGCTCCTTGACTAAAGTACCACCGTACTGTTTGGCCAAAGCATCCAGATTCTCTGGCTTTGTTTCGACCCCACCGAACTGTTTTGCCAGAGCGTCGTAGTCCATTATTTGATTCCTGCTTGAGCCTTAAATTTATCAGCAGCGGCTTGATTTGGGAAGGAGTAAGTTTTACCCCCAGCAGTAACTGTAACTGGTTCATAACCACCAACTTCTGCCCCACCCATTTGCGCCATTATTTTGGTCAATTTAACTAAATCTTGAGCAGCTTGCTTCTGACCTTCAGGATCAAGAGGGCTCTTGCTAGGATCTGCCAAAATTGCTAATTTGTCAGCAGCAGACTTAATGGTTGCAAGGTTTTGCTTGTCTGATGACAAATAAGAAGTCGGGTTAGTAACGGCCAGAAGAGCCTCGTCATAGGTCATCTTCTCGTTGCCAGGCTTCTTGAGCATAGCTTGAATTGCCCTTTCAGTACGAGCGTTAGCGGCCTGTTGCGGGCCGGCATAAATGTTCGCAACTTTAACGGCATTAGCTTGTCTGTCAGCCTCAAGCACAGCCTCTTGGGCCAGCTTCTTGGCTTCAGAATCAGATTTACCCAAAGCAAGTGCTGCTTCAAGATTGTCTTTGTACACTTTGTCAAACTCTGCTTTACCAATCGTAAACAGGTCTTTCTTCCAGCCACGCTTGACGTCAGAGATCTTGGCCTGGGTATCAAGCATGCTCTTAAGAGTCTCAAAGTCTTGCGTTTCAAGCTCACGTTCTGTAGCGCGCATACGTTCGCTGCCAAACACACCAGCTGCTGCCGAGGTAAGACCACGAGGAGCTGCAGCAATGTTTCGCATCAAAGCATCAAATCCCTTGTTCTCTTGCTGACGTTGTGCAATACGTTGACGTTTTGCTGCCAACTCATCGGCCAAAGATTGCAGGCTAGCAGTTTCAGGAGCACCAACAAACTTCTCAGCCTCTTCCCGGGCCAAACGCTCCCGCTCATACGGATTCAGGTTCAGGCGGTCCAGTTGAACTTGTTTAACCTGAGATGCCTGCTCCGGAGTCAAAATGCCCATGGGCGCAGGCCGGGGCTGAGGAGGCGCTGCAGGCGGAGCAGTAGGCGGAGCAGCGGGAGGTGCAGGGGGCTCCATCCGAGCCTCAGGCGGCTTGGGATATCTACGAGCACCAGCAATACCTTGGGGTAGATCAGGGCCTCCAGGAGGAACCTGGCTAACAACGCGGGGGCGGTCTTGCTTGTCAGCCTCTGCTCTTGCGATAAGCCGCTGGATTTCCATCTCACGCTCTCGACGATCACGCTCTTCTGGATCTTCTTTATCTAGACGTGGAGTATCACCACCTGTTTGGAATGCAATGATTCCACCACCAGCATAATTACCCACATTCGATGGCAATTGATCCAAGCCACCCTTACCCTGGGCTTGCAAAGCAGCCAGTTGTTGCAACATCTCAGGGCTAGCCTCAGGCTGGTCTGCCGGTGGAGCAGTGGGGATAGGCTGGGGTTGGGGCGGTTGCTGAGCTTGCTGTTGCGCCTGCATCATGCGTGCTTGCAGGGCTTGCTTAGCCCGCTCCTGGAGGGTCTGAGCCACCGTAGGCATGTTGGCACCACCGGCCTGCTGGAGCTGGTTCATGGCCATCTGGCGTTGGGCTGCGTCATTCTCCTCAGTCAGGATCTGAAGAGCCATCAACTCTGTCAGGTCAGGAGGCAAACCAGGCTTGGCCTGTTCCTCTTTTTGAACGCGTTGCTGCAAGGCCGCAGGATTCCCTTGAAACAGGGAGGCAATGCCATTTGCGCTGGGTTGCATCATGATTGATCCTTACTTTTAGGGCGTGCCCTTGATACCCAAATTATTCAACAAACTCTGCAAAGCCGTATAGCCCTGCGAGAAGTTTGTAAGGCCAGAACTCTGAGGCGTGATCGGGGCCTGCGTCTGTAACGGCAAGCCACTGAGCAGCGACTGCTGGTACTGAACCATCTTGTACGGGTAGTCGCGGGCCTCTTCGAATTGAGCCTTGTCTGCGGCGATGCCTTCGGACTCGATGCCACGCTGGGTCTGGCCAAGAGCAGCCTGCTGAGCCAGGTTCTGCAATCCGATCTGGCTTTCCTGAGCCCCCAGAGAACCTTGAGCCTGGGTGCCACTCAAAGCACCCTGCAAAGCCTGGAGCTTACGGGTCTGGTCAGCGTTGTACTGAGCCATGGCTTGTTGGTAGGCGGTGTTGTAACCCTGGCCCGTAATGTTGGCCAGGTTAGTAGCCAAGTTACGATCGGCTTCAGACTGCATAATTGCCTGACGACCACCGCCATATGCCCCAGCTTGAGTCAGCTTGGACATATTGGCCATGTTGGTGATCTGAGCTTGACGACGAGCCTCTGCGATCTGAGGATCAAGCGAAGCCTGCAGGTACGGGTTCATGTATTGCTGAGCCTGGGGAGCACCAAAGGCAGCACCAGCCAAGCCCTGCATCTGACCAGTAATGTTGCCTGCGGTCTGAGCTGCTTGGGTCACAGCGCCAGGAACCTGAAGGCCACCAGCGGTCTGGAAAGCCTGTTGCTGCAAGCCAGAAGTGCCGGCAGTCAGTGGCCCCTGATAAGCCTGGTAAGGCATCTCAGACAGAGCCTGCCCCTTACCCAGCATTCCGGTCACATAAGGACCAGCCCAAGTAGACAGGTTGGATTCGTAGGAAGTGCCAGCCGGCCTGGTAGAAGTATCAACCAAATTACCTCCGGAATAGCCTTTGATGCCCCCGCCAGCGGCATAGCCCACCGAGCCGCCAGGCATGTATTTGTCTGGGTTGATCTGCTTGCCTTGTTGCTTAGTCCCAGTACGAGCCATACGGATCTTGTCCATCATCTGATAGAGCTTCTTGGCACCAGCATCAGAATTACCGTTACCCAGGTGAGATACAACGTCAGCAGGCACAACAAACTCCCCATGACTTAAAGCGGCCGGTTGATCTCCATCGATTTCAGCCGGTAGTTCATCCGACATTCCATCAGTAGATCCTTGCAGGTAACGACCCTTGGCCAAAGCCATCAAGCCACCATGAGCAGCCTTTACGGGTTGCGCGGCAATTTGCTTAGCCTGCTCCACAGCCTGCTGTTGAGCGGCTGCAGCGTTGCCAGGGGCGGTGTATTGCACATCAGTAAAGTACTGACGGCCCGCACTGCCAGGACGACGATTGGGATCGTTCTGGTACGGCACAGCAGCTCGAGTGGCCGTCAACTGAGGGATAGAACCTTGATAACCAACCCGGTTGTACGTGGGCTGGGTGTTCAAATTCATCAAACCACCGACCAGACCAGCGGCCTGAGCAGGGTTTTGCGAGATATATTTTGAAACTGATGCAGCAGACAGATTGCCTTTGCTGATCTGAGAAACCAGATCGTTGAGCGTTGCCCTGTTGGGGTCATAGACAGGCTGCCCTTGGTAAAAGTACTTGCCTTCAGGAGAAATGGCTGTGCCGTCAGAATAGTACTTCCAGTTATACCCAATCTCGCCAGGCTTGGTCGTATTAGGGATCTCTGTTACATAATCGCTTGTTGAAGTATCAGGGGTGGTTGTGATCGGGGGATCTTCTTCATAAGACCATAACGGTTCCCCAGTCTCGGGATCAAACTCACCAGTCATTACGAGTGCCATTTTTAGCTCCTTGGGGGCATTTTATTCAATTGGTCATTTATCGGGTACGGATATTTCCGAACATGTCTTTGTACGCCTCTGTTCCTCTGGGCTTGCTGCCCGTGGACAAAAGGTACTTCAATAACGAGTTGACAGTTTCACTTCCCGCCGTACCCGCCAAGCCTGCGTACTCCTGCAATTGCTTCAAAGGATCAACAGGCGCATTGGCTTGAGCAGCAAGAGCCGGAGCTGCGGGAGCTGCAACAGGTGCCACAGGAACCGGCAACCCAGTGGGCTTAACTGGAGGTGGGATCCGACCAATCGCCACAGGGCCCTGAGCATTCAGCAATCGCTGGGTCTCTGCATTGCTTTGATCTTGTAGACCGGCGGATTGCAAAGTCTTGATTATGTCAACGCCACCACTGGGAAGCCCATATTGGCCAGACCCAGCACCACCACCGAACGGATCAACCGGGCCACTTGATGTGTAGCGGTCAAAACCAGCTCCACCACCACCAACCCCAACCGGAGGGCCAAACGTTGCACCTCGCGTAACAGCACCAGCATCTTTGCCAGGCTCAACCTGGGCTCCCTCAGTAGGACGACCCTTCTCCAAAGATCCCAGGTAACTTGGTCTTTCACCTAAGTTGGCCAAGTAGTTAATGTCAGCATCCTCAGGACCGCCAACTTCAACCTTGGCAAGACCGTCTTCACCTTCTTCCGTAACCTGCTGTTGAGATCCATCTCCCAAAAGCAAGGGGATCAGGCCGGCAATATCTTCTTGAGTAACTTGGTAGCCTGTCTTGTTAAGAGGGCTAGCCTTCATGCGCTCGGTGGCAGCAATTGTTGCTTCGTTAATACCGCCTTGCTCACTCTTTTGGGTAATAGCCCGGTTTTGAGCAGCTTGGTTAATTAGACGAGCATAAGAAACTGACGGTCTCTTTTGACCACCTGGGAGGAACTCATCCTCCGGTGCTTCAGTCGCAGAGACAGTGCCATTGGGATTTATGGTAATTGTGCTTCCATCATCTCCGCGCAAAGTGTAGCCACCTGAGCGAGCTGCTTTAGCAACCTCTTCGGTCAAATCAACCTGATTCTCACCAGTGCCATAGGTGTACTTGACAACGTTACCCTCGTTATCAATTGTCAGTTCATCGCCATTTGCACCCTGGATTGTGTTGGTCGATGCTATCTCAGTACCGCGCCCAAGGAAATCTGAATATTGATCTAACGTGTCTTTGTCTGTAATGCCATATTGCTTGGCAACATTCAAATCAGTTAAGTCCTGAGCTCCAACTTGCTTGGCAAAATTAAAGTCTTCAGCATTATTAACGCCCAAGTTTCTGGCATAACCAAAGTCCTGGGACGTATCAATACCAAGCTGCTTTGCAAAGTCAATATCAAGTGCGTTTTGAGCACCAATATCTTTGGCTAAGTCAAAATCTTCTTTGTTACTAACACCAATTTGCTTGGCATAATTAAAATCGTCAGCAGTGCTAAGACCAATGTCTTTAGCCAACTGCAAATCAAAGTTATCTTTGGCTCCAATTGCTTTGCCAACCTGAAGATCGTATGGGTTATCTGCCCCGATCTCTTTTGCATATTGGTAATCTTTTAGATCAGTAACTCCAATTGCCTTAGCGTCTTTCCAAGCGGCGGCATCATAACCAAACCCGTTATTGTTAGCTTCTTTGTAAGCGTTGTACTCGTCCTTGGCAAACTTGACTCCAAAGTCAATGGCCGCATTCAGAACGCCGGTGCTGTTACCCTGGATCGCAGCTGCAGTAGCACGGGTAATCTGCTCTTGAGTGGTCTTCGGAAGTTCTGTAAACCCAGGGATCTCCTGAGCAATAACTTGGGCGCAAGCGTTAGCACCGCCAGTTAGCAAAGCAACCGTCGGATCCTTACCTTGAGCAGCTTGGATGGCTGCATAGGTTGTTGTGGTCCCAATGTTCTTAGCGAAGGCATCAGGAACAATATCAGCATTCTTAACAATCTCGGTCAGCTTTTGAGAACCAATGTTGCCAACGTACTGCAGAGCCGTGGTCTTAACAGCTTGTCCAACATCGCCACCGTTCATGGCTGTGTTGAGACACATATTACCCACAGCGGCTGCAGCGGCCGGATATGCAGCGGCTAGCTCAGCGCCAAGAATCCAATTACCAATAGACGGTGCGGCAGCTGGAAATGCCATGCTAATGGCAACAGCGGCAAGTGCTTTTGGGTTTTCTAATACCGACTCTACGGCATCACCAACCTTCTGAGCAACTCTCCCAATCGCGTCATACGTATCGCCCGTAACCTTGCGTACTGCTGCAAGGCCTTTTTTTGCTACCTTCTTTGCGCCGCTCATGCTAACCTCACTTTTGTTAGGTAGGTTCTACCTTCTCCATCGTCTATCTTCTCAGTTGTTACCTGGAAGATTGGGAGCTTACTAAGAATGCCGGCAAACTCTTTCTTGTCGTAAGGAATCTGCACTTCCTTGTAACCATCCTCACGAAGCTGCATCAATGCCTTGAAAAGATATTGAATACCTTTTATGACAGAGACACCGCCGTTAATAACGTGTGCTTCAGCGACACCTTCAGCAACATCGTCATAAATAAGCAACGCGTCGCCAGACCGAATAATTTTCATTCCGTTATTTATGGCATCTTCTAGACCGGCAGCATACTCCTCCACAGTGGCATACCCCTCTGGATAGTTATTCTTTAGGTCGTTACTGAGAATCTCTTCAATACTCATGTCTGCCATGTTGAATCCTTACTGCGTCAGATCGTAGAAAGAGATGGACCCCAATCCATCCCCCGTTGTTGCGCCAGACACCGTGCGTACAGCAAGTGTGTAGATATCGCTCACCCCAGCCAAGGACACCCCCAGCTGCAAGTCCCAGTTGTACCCGGTCGGAACACTTGTTTCGCTAACGCCAGCACTACCTGAGGAAGTGACATAGTCTGTCTGAGCAATGGTCCCAATAGAGCTAATAGCCGTGGCTGCAACGTCATATTCCACGTTGCTGTCAGATGGAACTGTAGCCGCCCAGGTTGCTCCCGTCAAAGTCGGGTTCTTCAGCAAAGCCACTTCGTAGTTCTGGCTGGTTGTGGGAAGAAACTGTACCCGGTTTGGTAGTACCACCGCGCCAGTCCGACCAGAAGCCAATCGAATAGACACAATCGGGTAGAACGTAGCCGCCGTGTTAATGGTCGTAAATATTGTGGTGCGACGTGCCACATGGTCAATTGACGTCTGCTCAAACCCGCCCTCAGATACAACAGAGCAACAGATCTGGGTCAACGTTGCGGCCACCGCCGAGGTCGTGGTTGTAATCTCATACCTTACAGGCAGAATGGCCGTGGTCATGTAGACCGTGGTGCCATAGACGTTTGCAGTGTTAAATGTGTGGCAAACAATGTATTCACCGTTAATGATGAACCCACAACGGACCGAGCCTACACCCAACCATTCAAAGTCCATCCACAGAATCTGCGGTTTTGTTAAGTCTAAAGTATACCCACTGGTGCCCGTCCCATCTAAGGGATCGCCGTTCCAATCAGCCTGGTTGACTGTACGGGCATCGCTGGGAGTTCCTGAGGTGTTAGAGCGCAAGACAAAGCTATTGACCCCATCTACTTTCTGGAAGAACACGCCGTTGTCAGTGTTGAAGTAGCCCACGCGCTGGGACAGGTTGACGCTGTTACTCGCATCCATCACAAAGGTAGCAAGCACCAACAGCCCTTTACCGGGCTGATATGGGAAGCTCCGGTAGGTTTGACGCACTACAGAACCCACGCCACCGGCCGTCACGCTCATGCTGACGCTGGCCTGGTTTGTATTGAACGTGGTGGACCCTGTGCCTGTCGTCGAAGAGTCAAACTGGTTATCAGCAGCGTAACGGTTCTGGCTATCAAACAGGGTATAGGGCTGGCTAACCCGCTGGCGACCAAACGCATCCAGGGCTGTGGGCGGGAATGAGATTGGTACTTCTGTATTGGAGGCCATAAGCTGTCCTACGATCTTATTGAGCTGGTTGAAGTACAGCCGTAACACATTGTTAAACTGCTCTTGATATTGGGAGCTGTATTGTCCCGGGGCAAGAGGCAAGTTCGGGGGAGTAACCCGTAGCAGTTCAGCATCTGATGTGACAATCAACGTCATGAGTTGCCTCTACGACCATCAGGCCGGATGTCAATACGAGGCGCTCCAAGTTGCCACTGCAATCCCAACTGGTTACCCTGAACCTTAAACACCAGCTGACGCCCGCGTACACGCACATAAACCTGGCCAGTGAACTCCTCAACCGGGGCCGATGCAATACGGCTGATCGTAGCGTTGTCCGAACCACCAACAGAGGCTGGATTGGTATATCCCGACCCAGAGTTCTGCAACGGGATCAAGGTCATAGTGACCTGAGGAGTCGTCTCCCCAGTAGAACTTCTAAACGTCAAGTCAGGCAGGATACGCCAGATAAAGCCAAAGTTATGGCCGTCGCTGATGTCAAATTCTGAGGACGAGATATACGAGTCAATGGCCGCAGGTACGCCGGTTATGTTGTCGTCATTACCGTTCTCGTGGTACACCAGATTATTAGATGTTGAATTGATATACGGAGCAGCCAGCGGATAGTCCAAGGAACCAGAGTCTAGCCACGCCGTGCGAGCCATGTTGCCGTAGTACCAAATATCCTCAAGATAGTTGTAAACCACGTACTTATCTATCTGGGTTGAATTAGCCGAGCAGTAGAACCACCAGACCTCGTTAAAGCCCTCGTTAGTCCCGCTATACACCTGCTGAGCCTGAGCCAGGTTGATATTGCTATAGATATACTGACGCAGGTCACAACGCAAGGTAGAGACACGGCCGTCGTATTTATAGAACTTGTCCACACCCATCCAGTACACCACACCAGATGCAACAGACGTAGCGTTCTGACCCATGATGGAGATGTTGTCTCCCAAGATCTGGCTACCCCAAACAGTCGGAGCGCCCAAGTACTGCAGTGAATACACCGAGGAATCCGTAAACACCACAATCTCTTGGCGGGTCTGCAGACACGTCACAATCTCTGAGCCATGGGATAGGCGCAAACTGCCAGCCTGGTTGGTAGCGGCAGGGGTCCACTCCACCACAGATTCTTGGTCCGACCAGCGGATTAACATGGGGTCTTGGGCGGTAGCCCCGTAGTCATTACAGCCAAAGGCAAACACAAACCGGCTGATGTCAGACACAAAGATCAAATTCTGAATCGTTGGAACACCAGACGCGCCAGACAGAGAGGTGACAGGTATACCCCGAGCCGCAATAGTATGCGTGCCAGACTGAGAACCAGAAGTGGTGATTGGCGTACCACCAGCTGTAGCCGCAAGGTTACATGTCCCACTAGACGCATTGACAACGTAATACACAGTGCCAGGAGTCAGACCAGTCGGCAACGCCCCGGTCGTGGTCAGCATGATGGCGTCCCCGTTGGCAAAGTTCACACTGGCCGTCAGCACGCCAGGGGTGGCTATGGTGATGGTGACAGGAGCGCCATTCACGTTGTAAGTGGCATTCCAGTAGTACATAGCCCCACCACGGGGACCAAATACTAGATCTTCACCAAAGTTAGACTGGCTCCACAGGCGCAACGCATCTGTACCAGTAGCTCCAACGCCCCAGGCTCCTAAGCCCCAACCGCCTGCACCCCAGCCCGTCAAGGCCACCGTGTACTCAGGGCCGGTATTGATTTGGTACATAGCGTACACCGTGCCTCCCCCGCTAGCCGTGGTAGACGTGGCTTTGGCAGTGGCCGTATGGATTCCAGACTGTGTGCCGGTCGGAACGATCGCCGTGCCCCCAGAAGTGGCGGCAAGCTGGAATGTGTACCCTGAAGTATTAACAACATAATAGGTCGTGCCTGCCACAAAACCTGTAGGCAAAGCGCCCGTGGTGGATAACACCACTTCAACGTTGTTGGCCAGCTGAAACTGGGCCGTAAATACGCCTGTCGAGAGGACCAGGCTTACCGTGGATTCTGCAGTTATGTTGTAGGTAGTGGCAGACTGCAAGGAGATCTTGTATTCCCCAAGCAACGTCAGGCCACCTATGGCAGAAGAGCCGTTAAACGTTACATACGCGCCGTCAGCAAACCCACCGGCCGCATCAGTCACCAGGACAGTAGACGAGTTTAATGTGGTCCCAAACGGGTTTGTCAGGGTTGTAGTAGCCCTAATAGGCGTAATGTCGTAGTACGCACCGCCGTTGGATATGTAGAACTTTAGGTTTGTACCAACGCCAATCAGGTTAAGCGAGGTAAGAGTTACCCAGTTCCATAGAGACCGGCACACGCCCTTAAAGTAATTGGCAGAGATCTGAACCCAACCGCCGAGCTTCTCAGGGGTGCCAGCGCGGAAACGAACCTTCTCAGAGTCGTACCAACCACCAACTACCTCGGTGCCAGCATTGACCGAACCCAGGGCCTCAGAAGCGTATCTGGTGTTTTCCCGGTTCACGCCCGGCCGGAACATTATTTTCTTGAGCGGCATCTCGATCCCTACGACATGAACAGGGCGTGTTCGTCAAGCCGACGGTTCTGCAACCCTTTGAGTATTTTGCCACCAGCCATGCAATACTTCAACAGTTCTTGACCCGCGCCTTCTTTGTCGCCCCTATTGAGTTTTTGACGAAGCGTCGAACGCTGGAGTGTTCCAAGACCGACGTTAAAACTGAAAGACACAAGAGCGTCAAACATGCTTTGTGTAAGAGGAGCAGTGATGTAGGTGTGAACCCCTCGCTCAAAGCGAGCCAGATCTGCGCGAAGTATTCCATCAACTTCCTCCATGCTGAAGACCCTGAAATCCTCGATCTTCAAGGCAAACCCATCCCGCTGATCGATGGGCAACTTCCCCTGCTCCGGGTACAACACATGTCCAACGCCAATCGTCCATAACTTTGCTGGACATCTGTAAGGCTTTTGTCTTACACCTTCATGGTGTTTGATCATAGCCACGGCTTTAGGGCTGACGTTCATTTACCAAATGCCCGACCGCCAAAATGGAACGCAATGATGCTGGCAAACAGCGCCTGGGTCTCGTCGTCCCACAGTTGGTCAGCCATGTCTTGGAAACCAACGCCGGTGCTCAGGCCGTGGTAAACCAAGGCGCAGTCAATACCAACCAGCAACAGGAAGAAACCATAGGTGATAGCGGGGCGCACGCTGGCCCGGAAGTTCTTCATCCACTGGCTAGTGCCCTCGTTGAGCGCCGTGTCGTGGGCGTAGATGGCCTGCATCTCAGCCTGCTGGGCGGCAATCATGGAGACCTTCTCGTTGGACTTGGTCTCAATCTCAAGTTGCTGGGTATGGATGTTCTCAACCCGTTCTTGGGCTTCAAAGCCCAGCTTGCGCATCTCAAGCTCCCGGGCGATCTGCATCTGGGCCAGCTCCAGCTCGTGCTTCTTGTCGCTGCGGTCTTGGAAAAAGTCCAAAATCTTGGGCAATCCGCCCATTAGGAAGGATATCAGGGTAGAGAATAGTGTCAGCATTAGTAACTCTTTTTGGTTAACATTGATGAAGCAATCGACATAAGGGATTGCACGTCTTCTATGCTCTCAGGTCGATCTTTGAACCCGACGGTAATTTGACCGATGAAACGCGTTGCGTCCGGTGGTACAGAGATTCGACAGCCGTAGGTGACCCCAACTTCGACGTACCACAGGCCGATTTCGCTTTGTGGCTTATGGTAGTCTCCACACGGCGTTTCTCCTGCCATGAGTTTGACAACGTCCGCATTGTTCGCCTGATTAGTTGTGAAGAGACCAACATCAATACCCTCCAGTCGTTTATCCCGTCCATCCTTGGTATACGCCCGGTAAAGAACCCTCGTACCAAACAACGGGTTTACCTTAAATATAGACACAGTCTGGGCACCGCCGTACTTAATTAGCACTGCCGCAGCATCCTCCACCCTGGCCTCGTTAATGCTCGGTAGCTTCTGGCTCTCTTTGTAAGCCCCGACCAATAGGTCATGGTTGGCATAGACAAACCAGGCACAGAAACCAAACACAAACATGATGAGCAAGGCAATTAGCTTGAACGGGCTATCCACGTAGGTCAGCACCCTGTCTAGTACTCCCAGCGTCTTGTCCTGCTCACTCATCTCCACAATCCTTTTGAAATCCCCCACTGAACCAGCCAGTACATCGCTAGACTAAACGCCGCAATGATTGCCACTGAGAGCTGGATGTCCTGAATCATCTCCTTGCGGTCCTGGGCCTTGGCGGCATCAATGATCTTTTGCTTGACCGCCTCAGCCTCTTCCTTGGCAATCTGCCGCTTCATGCTCTCTCTGAGTTTGACCATGTCATCCCAGATCTTCCCCTGGCCAGACCACACCAGCATCTCGTACAGCTCGTACTCCTGCCTCTCTAGCTCCCGTCGCTTGAGGACAATCTCCATCGCCTCTGACGTTAGCTCTGCATCTGTTTTCTTGGGCTTGACCCCGTTGGCCTTGTCCCACAGCGCCTCGCGCTTCTCTCGCTCCTTGACCGCCTCGGCCTTCTCAATGATGGCCTTCTGATCAAAATACCCGACGATACTCTTGGTTAACTCATTGGCGTCCTTGCCGAGCTTGATAACCTCCTTGATGGTGGCTACCGCCGCTTTGGCCCCGGCAAATGCAACGCCAATGGTTATTGGGTCAATTTCAGCCTCACTGAACCGTAGCTTCGTCCGGCTTGGTCTCAGGCATCGGCACCTGAGGGATTGCCTGCTCCTGAATGGCTTGAACCAGCTGGAACACCTCGCCGTACGGGCGCGTACCCAAATACTGCAGAGTGGCGTTCACCAGGCTTAGGCTTAGTTCAATTTTTTTGTCGTCCATTAGTGCTCCTTATGCCGCAGGGGTTGCCCAAGGTAGCGGCGGCGTAACTACCGGGGGGTTAATCTGGTTTTCTATTTGTTGCTGAACAGCGGCTTCCGTAGCGGCTTGGTCTACTCCGTTAGCCCAAATCCAGCCTAGAACAGTCTGTTCTGTTAGCGAAGAATAAGGGATAAAAGAAGACCCCTGGACAACAGGAAACGAACAGGTCGAGTAGACGCTGCCGTTATAAGTGCCATCAGTACCGTTACATGACCAATGGGCGGTCACAACATAGTCTGCGCCTTCAGGCGTATTGGGGATGCAATCAAGGGCAGAGATTACCCAGTTATAAGTTGTTGTCATTTCAGTTTCCTTTCAGTGCGGCTACGTCAGCCTTGAGTTGATTTGATTTCATACGATTTTCCCTTGCTGTGATGACTTGTAAATTCCAAGGCACATGAAGGCCAGAAACGGATTTTCCTTGCAGCGGAATAATGTGGTCAACATGATGCTCTATACCAAGCATTTTGGTTCTGAGCACGGCAATATCGTAAGCCTGCTCAATCATCCATAAATCATCACTGGTTAACCAAGGCGGTGTTCTGCTTTTCTTTCCCGCCGCACGCTTCATCCACTTGGCATTTACCTTGTCCTGATTGCGCTCAGCCCAGTCACGGTACATTGATGACACACGCTCTGCATTTTGCTCACGCCAAGCCTTGGTTAAAACCGCCTGCTTGTCTTTGTTTGCATCGCGCCATTGCTTTGCTTTGGCAAGTCGAGCATCACGGTTTGTTTGGTTTTTGGCCTTGTTGCGATCGGACTCACAAACTTTGCACCAAGACGTATAGCCCGACTTGTGGGTCGAGCTTGCGTAGAAAGCCTCAAAAGGCTTTACTTGGTTGCAATGCGTGCAAGATTTCATTTGGCTTCAAGTTGCGCCACACGAGCGCGGAGAGATTTGATTTCTGCAACCAAGTCTGCAATAACTTCTGCCGTGCTTGCCTGCATGGTTTGGTATTTAGGATTGCCTTCATCATCAACATCATCTTTTTTCCCACTAACGCTAGTTGGATAAATCTCCTGGAACTTGTGAGCTAAAAATCCTCGTGTTAGTTCTCCAGTAGACTTCCATGCGTATTCAATAGGCTCCAATAAATCAATTCTGTCACCATGGCCAGCAACAGGCCCAATAACATCTTTTAAACGATAGTCAGATAAATTATTAAACGTGCATGTTGTTGACGTTACGTTAATAGTTCCGACTTGTGTGTTGTTAAACCGAATATCAAAAGCGGTCTGACTCCCACTCCCGTAGGATTGGTTTGCGTACATACATGCAACGCCGTTGCCCCCTTGAACTACCTCAAAGTAAGCACCTCCCGCATTTTTGTTAATGCCTGCACCTGCCGTTGTAAGGCCGGTTGCAGTACGTCCAATCAGCAAATTCCCGCTGGTGTCGATACGGGCGCGTTCTGTGGCGTTTGTCCTAAAAACTAACGCATGGTTAGTGTACGTACCGATAACTGAAGTTCCTGCGCCTTCAGAGGAATACAGCTGCAATCCAATGTTTGCCGAAGCAATCCTTGTTTCTGCTGAACTTGCGTTGTAAACGTGCAAATTAACCGTGGGAGAAGTTATACCCAACCCCAAATTCCCACTCGCATCCAGCGTCATTGCTTGGGTGAAGGATATGGCGTTACCTGCTGTGCCGGAGGGGGCGTTGTACCAAATATGAGCGCCGTTTGCCACTTGAAAATACGCAGCATAGTTGGTGTTCTTATATCTCCACGCAGAGCCGTCATAGTAGGCGTTTTGAAGCAAGTTGATCTGCACATTTTGCGACATTATGTATGCCGATGTTGGCATTTCAATTACTGTACGACCACTACCCCAAGCACTCGGCGTAACCCCCAATCCGAGGTTACCGGAGGAGTTAATTGTCATCCAAGTGCCGTCAACTCCACCAAAGGTGTAACCCTGATAGCCAGTCTGACTTCCGTAGAAATCCAAGAATCCAGTGCCGCTATTACGTCCAAAACGATAAAACTCCGTTCCAGCGGTACGAACTCGGATTTGATCGCCAGAAGAGCCTAAAACGTCCAGCTTCGCAGCAGGAGAACTCGTCCCAATACCCAGCCCTGTGCTGGTTAGGCGCATTCCTTCAGAAGCTACAGTCCAAATATGAACGCCGCTTGTATCAATGTGATAACGAGTTGTTGATGAAGCGCCAGTACCAAAGTCAATTCCAGACCCGGCAAAAGTTGACGGATTTGATAGTTTGTAGATGTCTGTGCCTTGGTCATACGTTATGTTTGCAATTGCAGTACCAACAGACGCATAACTTTGAATCTGAAAAACAGGTGTAACTGCGTTATTGTTTTGTACTTTAAAAGTCGTCCCATCAAACGTCAGCGCAGAACCAGTAGTGACTACCTTGGAGCCGTTGAGATACGCTACTCCGTTGGCTGTGCCGCCTGATAAGACCGGATTTGCAGTAAGCGTAGCCACGCCAGTAAGGGATGTAGTTCCCGTGACAGACAGGTTCCCGTTAACCGTCAGGTTACCAACAGTGGCCGAGCCAATCTCAATAAAGTCAGAGCCATTCCAAGCAACAACAGCCGACGCGCCGTTAGGGATTGTCAGACCCGTCGTAGGACCAACACCCACTAGCTTGACAGAGAAACCACCCGTCGTCGCATTGATGATCGTGTAGATCTTGGACTGAGCCGGGGCCGTGATGGTCCGTAGCGCCGTGCGTGCGCCTGAACATAACAAAATAGCCTGACGAGCCTGGTTTGCCGCAAGAGTCGTGGTAGTCAGCGTGACGTCAGCGTCCGTGCTAAGCGTGGTCGTACCGGCAACGGCAGTGTCCAGGAGAGAGGTAATGGAGTCATTAACCGTCGTCCCCCACGTACCTGCAAGTTCGCCAGTGACCGGAAGGGCTAGGCCCAAGAGAGATGTTGCTGCTGTCGTCATAAAGACTCCTACGAGTTCGTGTTGATATTTTGCCAGTTAGGAGCCTGCGTGTCATCCACATTAGCCCACCCCGGCGTTTGAGTTGTCCCCACAGCCGTCCACCCCGGCGACTGCGTATCCGTGACCTGGGTCCAGCCAGGCGTCTGTTCATTGTTGATATTCCCCCAGTTGGCCGTCTGAGTGTCGTCGATCGGGTTCCAGAGATACTCGGCGTAGATAAAGTCTGCCGCCGTCGCTGCCTCGGATATAGCAGCCATGTAGTTCATAGCCGCCACAAACTGAGCTGCCGCCGTAGCCGTCTCCAGCACTTCGGCCATCATGGTCAAGAACCCAACATCAGAATCCGTACCCGTAGCCGTCTCGCTCACCGAGCTCTGGAAATTCACACTGGCAGATACCTCATCCGTGGCCGTGGCGGTCTCAAGAATGTTGCCAAAAAACTCAAACTGAGAAGCCGTCTCATCAGCTGCCGTGGCCGTTTCAGACACCTCGCCGGGGTATGTTGGCGTGGCAGATATGGTATCCGCGCCCGTGGCAGTGTCACTTGTTACACCCTGGAAATCTGGATTTGACGCATCAGTATCCGATCCAGACGCACTCTCACTGATACCCACCCCGAAATTGGCATTGGCCGATATTTCGTCAGACCCAGAAGCCGTCTCCGCCACAGAGGCAAAGACCGAGACATTGGAGTCAATCGAGTCCGCCCCAGTAGCTGTCTCGCTAATAGCCGAGTCAAACGCCGCCTGGGCCTCTACGCTGTCCGCACCCGTGGCAGTCTCAGAGATAACCGTGGAATAGGTAGGCGTAGCCTCTATTGAGTCTGACCCGCTGGCGCTTTCTGTTACCGCCACCCCAAAGTCTTGGCTTGCCTCAATGCTGTCAGAACCGCTTGCCGTCTCATCTACAGCGACCTGGAAGTCTACGTTGCCATTTATGGAGTCAGACCCACTCGCCGTCTCAGCAATGCTAGATTCAAACGAAGCCAGGGCCGATACAGTATCAGCCCCCGTGGCGGTCTCAGAGATGCTAGAGGCAAAGGTGGGATTAGACGATATGCTGTCAGCGCCCGTGGCAGTCTCGGCCAGGTCACGGTCATAAACCGAATCACCCCAGCCAGCTTGACCCCATGTACCGGACCCCCAGCCGCCTTCTGCCATTATTCATCTCGTGAGTACGTCGCCATTAAATTAAGCGCTAAGAGAGAAACTGTAAGTAACTGTCAAAACATCACCCGATACCACAGAGCGGTCGCCAGGAGACTGGAAGTCAGCGGCCGAGAACAGCGTGCCACTCGTACCAGAAGCTGCCGAAGCCAGGAAAGCCCCGCCCACCGTTGCCGTAGCGTTGATGCTGAAGCTGGCCTTAGAAGCCGAGTTGGTCACCACAGACGGGTTAGCGTTAGTAGCCGCAGCAAACGTAGCCGCAGGGCGGTTGCCAGAGTAAGGGGTGATCTCAGTCCAGCCACCGTGGAGAGCCAGGGTGTCAGTAGCCGCAGGGGTGTTAGATGCGCCAGCACCGTACAGACCAATATACCAAGTCGTGATCTGGGTGGTCGAGGTTAGAGCCACACCGGCCATGTACTGCAGGCCGACGTTCACAACCAGGTTGTGGGTCTCGTCACGCCATTTCAGGTTGCCGTCTTTGTCAAAGCACTCAATAAAGTACTGGCCCGTAGCCTTGGCGGTCTCGCCCGAGCCGGTGTTGGCGATCATGCCGCCTTCGATTTTGTCTGTGGCTTTCAAGAATTCGGTGGTCATGGACCGCTCCTTAGTTAGATGAACGTATTAAAGCCGACGTTGCCGTGTTCTGCGGCATCGTGACCGTGAAGTTGGTGGATGTCTTGTCAGACCCAAAGTCCAGCACGGCAATTGATTTGTTGCCCTGGGATGCGTTGTAAATTAGCGCACACCGCGCCGTCAGACTGGCATTGAACGCAACGTTGTCAAAATTGACATAGACCGTATACCCAGACGTCTGGATAGTAATGCCCGTCATCTGAACCCCGCCAGCCACATAGCCCGTACCAGTCACCTCGTTGGTAGAGGAATACACGGTCGTGTCTGCGTCTAAAGTCGCATTGGCCGTGTACAAAGCCATGTAAATATCGTCCACGAGAAGGTTGTGGACCCCCTCGTAGAGCTCGGCCTTGAAGCTGGTGGTCTGGGTTTGAACAATGCTCATGACACCGGCACCCTAACTTGGCCGTCTCTGTATGCGTCGGCCCTCTGCTTCCCGTCGCCAAGGTTCTTCAAGAGAGCAATTGCCTGCACATACCGATCGCTGTACAGCTTAACCATATCTTGCTCTGCCTTGGTATAGGTAGCGGCTTCCATCAAGGTGCCGTACAGCAGAGCAGAGTCGAAGTTGTCGCCAAGCCACGTACGACCATCCGCCGCGTCCACAATGGATTCGGGCAGGTAGAAGTAATGCAACTCAACCTCATAAGACAGATCAGGCGTGGGGCCCAGGATAAAGCTCAGCTCATCCTCGTTATCTGACCGGGGGCCAAAGATTGCGTAATGCTTGGGTTTACCGCGGTAAGCAGCGGCCGTGCTCGGATAGGCTTCACGGATGAAGTTCACGTCTTTGTTGAGCAGATACAGATACTCGCTGTCTGAGATAACGGCAATCGAATACACCGACAGGAAGTCAGTGGGGCATTGAAGATACTTATTCCCTACGGTAGCTGTACCCGTCACGTTCTTACGCAAAGACGCCAGCTGCACCGTGTTGTATATACGGGACTCAGCTTGTTTAATGAAGGTGTCAATGTTACTCGTCGGGAACGAGTTCTCGATGTAATCATTAACCTGGGTAACCAGCTCATCGTAGGTCATATTAACCTCAGGCCATCGGGCCTCGTGCCATCACACCTTTGGTAGCCGCACCAGTGCCACGGATCTTGATGCCATCCGTCTTGACCGGCTGATCCCCTGCAGCTTTGCTAACCGCGCCAACAGACAGATTGTACGTGTCCAGCTTGCTACGATTGGGGCTCTTGCCAGGGTTCTCTTCAATCTTCACGGCCTTACCCTTCATGGTGTGGGGCTCAGCATAGACGCTGGCCTGGCCAACTTCTTTACCCATCATCTTTTTGCTGAACTTGGCCATATTAACCTCCACGGGTCGAGGATTTCTGGTTCATGGCACGGGCCAGGTTGCGTCCGTACTTCTTCATGTTCGCAGAGGTAACACCACCCTTGGCCAGCTTGGTCATGGGCTTGCCAGGATGCATCTTGGCTTCATGCTTATGCACAGCAGATGCGATCATCTTCTTGTCTTGTTTCAAGTCTTTCTTGTCCATTTCTGGCTCCTTTAAGATACTGACACTGTACCAACACTTGTCGTCGCCACCAAGTAGTTTGGTGTTAAACCGACATCAAAAAAGCTAGATCCACCAACCGGGGCCCATCCCCACTGAATATCTCGAGAACCACCAGATGGGAACCCATTGGCATCCAATCCAGCAGTGTAGTACGTCGTATCCGGTCTTGGCTGGCGCACGGCCTGCGGATCGTCAACTGGGTACATTCCAAGCTGCAACTGCGGCTGATCTGGATCCCAGCATTCTGGACAGACTTTCAACTGGTACAGCTTGGTCTTGATGACCTCAAACTTGAGCTGCTTCAATTTGAAACGAAAGCCACAGCGATCGCACTGGGAGATCGCAAATTTGCCGGATGAGAACCTCTCGCCCATTACGGAGTACTCCCTCCGATGAACTGCTGACGCGGCACAAACCGGATCGGCGCTTTCTCATGATCTTCACCAGCGGCCAGGGCAAACTGCTCGTCGTAAGCGGCTTTCAGCATTTCCACACGTTGCATCAGCTCGGGCTGTTTCATAGCGATGTAGTACGCCAAACCAGCGGCGGCGGCAGGTAAAAAACGAAAGTTTGCATCACCAACCTGCACACCAGCTCCAGTGTCCTGGATCCTACGCATACGCCAGTACACAAACTGATAGGTCGTAGAACTGTCCGGGGTTGGCCAGACCGTGACAGCTGGCAACTGGGGCACGTAGACCAGAGTCTGATCCGTATGAGATGCCGCCGTCGTATTGTTCTGAGCCCGGAAACACCCGCCCAGCGAGTTGCCGTCGATGTAGCCGTAATAGATAACCTCTGAATCCAGCTTGATGTAGCCAGCGGCCGCAAGGCCCACCGTGGATGTCAGATTGATCGTAGTTACGGTTGAGTTAATGTTCCCATCCAGCTTCAGGGTAGTTGGATTTGTTTCCCCTGACAGACGCTGGATCCACACCTGAATAGGACGGGCCTGGGTGAGCTTGTTTGGGATCGTCGCATAGGTCGAAACACTAATGCGAGAGATGGTAAGGTCGGCCTGGGTGGAAGATACGTTACCCCCAGTACGAATCACATGGTCTAGCAGGTCAATCGTATCCAGCGGCAGCGGATAGGTGTTTAATCCAGGCGTTAGCGTGATACTGCCTTCCTCAATCGTCCACATATTCAGACCACGGTTAGCCCACTCAATGGTCATCAGGTTCATAGACCGGCGGGCAGTCCGCAAGTCATAACCGGAACGCATTTCACGACCAGCACGCTCCCACGCTTCCTCGGCTAATTCCGTGAAGTCCAGGTTAAATAGGGTTGTGCCAGTCGTGTAACTCATTTCATTGCAGCCCGGATATTGTCAATCATGTTGGGGTAGGGCCGACCAGCAGCTTTGGCCGCAGCCTTAGCTTTTGCCTTCTTGGCAGAGCTTAGCTTCTTGGGAGCACCCAGGCTTTCAGGACGCGGCTTGCTCCAGACCTCACCACCCTTGGCATACTGAGTGAAATCAGTGTTGTCCCGGCGAGCTTTACGCTTTCCGCTGGGCATCTTAGAGGGGGCAATGTCCCCCATGCCGCGACTGGCCATCATGTTATTTCCCCTTGGCGTAACCGCCGCCGCACATGATTATCGTGCCACGGGTCTTGCCGCGTTGAGCAATACCATCTGCACGCTTGGAAGCAGTCATGCCGCCTTTAGCATAGCCAGTGGCCTTGTTATAGGCTTTCTCGGCTTGAGCAGAAGCCTTCTCTTCTTCCATCTGCTTTTCCATGTCGTAACGCTGTTTGGGCGTCACGTATTCAGCATCAGACTCATCAGTGCGCTGTGGGTTTACAAATCCCCTACCAGCACCAGCTTGTTTCTTGGTTGCCATGATGGCCTCCTTAGCACTTCCCGCCGCGCTTCATGGTGATCTGTTTGCCCTTGGTGTGGCCTTTCTGCTGTACAGAGTGCTCACCATGCGGACGCTTACCACCGGCCATTACCTTGCCCATTTTGGACGGGGACACAGAGCCACCTTTTTTCATGCCCGCCTCGGCCATCTCATGTTTGATCATGGACTTGGGTGCGCCCTTGGCTTTCATAAAGCCAACTTCTTTTTTCATCATTGCTTTGGACTCTTTCATGTCACCACCTTTAGAAAATTTGCGGCCTTTGTCCGCCTTGCTGAACTCTTGCCCCACAGATTGAGGGACGCCTACCTTCTTCGCAAATGCCGGGTTATGGGCCACGGCTTCCATGAAGTTATGTTGTTTCTTGCTAACCGAGGGCACTTTTTTGCTCCCTGATAAACGTATCAATCTTGCTTTCCAGACGGTCTATCCGGTCCAGAACCCGATTGATGTCGTGGTGGACATCCACTTTCGTCACATATTCCTTGGCGACTTCTTCCCTTGTCCGGTTCAGCAGAATCTGTAGCCGGGATATTTCCTCCGACTTTTCCTTCAGATTCCAACCTAGCAACCCGAGCAATGTAGTCAGCAAGGCGTTCCACAACATCATTTCCATGATCAGATCATCCGACCCTTAGTCTTTCCACGCTGGGCAATACCGTCAGCGCGCTTAGAGGCAGATCCAACCTTACCACCCTTTTTCATGCCGGCAGCAGACTTAATCTTGCTAATGATTCCATCGTCATCAGGGGCCCCAACTCCACGAGCTTCACGCTTGTACTGGTCACCCAGCTCGCTTACCTCTTGAGCCAGGCGGGCCGATTCTTTACGAGCTGAAGGCTGGCCAACAATGGCTCGGAAGTTGGACTCTTGCATGTCAGAACGAGAAGGACGTGCATTGGCCAATGCCGCCATCTCTTCCAGATCAGCAGCACGGTCACGGGCCTTAGGACCATAACGCTTCAGGTTCTCTAGGTACTTAGGATTTGGCATATCAGTCCTTAACAATTCCATGCCCGCAGGCTTTTGTTAATCCGTGAATTCGGGTCTTTTGCCGTCTTCTCGGACGTGAGCTTCTTCTTCATCCCCTCCATACGGGCGCAGAAAGAGTCTCGGCGTTTGCCGCCTTCCGGCTGGGGAGGTTTCAAGTTCATGCCCTGCTTTTTCGCAGAGGCGCGCCCCTTGGCGTTCAGTCCGCCCTTGGGATTCTTGCCTTCCTTGCGTTGCCATGCAGGTGTCTTAGCCATATGCGACTTTCAGTTTGGGCGTGCAGAATTCTTCAATAAGGGGCTTCAGTGCATCTTCTTCAAAGTTACGCTCAAACTCCTGAGTCCCTACGTGCGGCAAGCTGATAGTCGGGTCCAGAAACACGGTAAAACCTTCAGCAGTTGCACGGTCGCAGAACAGATAGTCCTCGCCGTAATACTTGCCGTTGTAAACCCCAAAGTCGAAAATCGCATACTCATCACGATTCTTTGTATCGTTGATGTAGCGCCACTCAGGGTGGTTCTTGACCATCGTCTCCAACACATGCCGCTGGATCATCATGAACCCAGTGCCAATACGGCGGATCTGTAGCATCCCGTTTTCGTCAAACACCAACTGGTTTGTCTCTTCGTCAGTATGGATGTCCATAAAGAAACAACGGTCCGCCCCACGGCGGGGATAAACACCAGCCGTAATGTCCTTACCCTGGCTCACAGCCAGCAAACGAAGAACAGCGTCAGGTGTGATGATGACGTCAGAGTCTACAAACAGCAGGGTATTCGCGTCCGTCTCGAGGAAGTCCGCAACCAAAGCATTGCGAGCCTTGGTAATCAGGGAACAGCCAGAGATGTGGCTGATATAAAGCGTCACGCCAAACTTGTTTGTCTCGGGCGTTAGTTTTGCCAAGGCAATAGCCGTCTTGATGTTTACTCGCCCGTCATACGCCGGGATAGCAATCATCAACTTACGACCATTCAAATCGACGGGACGCTTTTCTTCAGCCATAGAATGCCACCGCAGTGCAGTTTGCGCCAACAGTAATCACCAAGCTGGTCTGAACCACGGCACCCTCTCCAGGGAGGATAACGTAGCTAGAGTCAGCGGCGGCGATCGTGAACGTAAAGAGGGTTGTTGCGCCGTCTTTAACAGCAACAGAGCTTGCAGCAGAGGCGCTGTAATACAGGCCCTTCAAACGGGTACGCCCGTTGTACGCAGTGGTGTCCGTACTTGCCGGGCAACTAACGCCTTTGACATCAGTTTGCATTGCCATAACTAATCTCCTTGTAAATGGGGGCCGAAGCCCCCGAGACTAATTAGACCTGACCAGCAGACTGATACATCGTGCCGTCAGAGTTGCGAACCACGTACTCAGCAACAATCTGTCCAACACCAGCAGTAGAAGCACCTTGTGCAACCGTGTAGGTTACAAACTTGTCGGTCGTGCCAGTATTGGCCCACAGAGCAGCGGCGGCTTCAGTAGCGGCGGCAGTAAACGAGTACACGCCAGGGTTGGTCACAGTCAAAGCAGCAGTGATTGCGGTGCCACCAATGGACAACGTGATCGTAGTAGCAGCGTCAAAAGTGGTGGTCGTAATAAACCGAAGATTCGTAATCAACGAGCCAGCGGGAAGAACAAAGGCGTTGCTGTTGTCAGCGTCATTAAAGTTGATGGTGTCAACTTGAACAACTTGAGTTGCGCCAGTGTTACGGGTGTCGGCGGCGGCAGTACCAGTCGTATAACGGTTGGTACCCAAAAGCCACGGGCCAAGATGAGTTGCGATTCCCATGATGGGTTCCTTTCATGCGTTGTAGTGTGCCAATCTGCATGACGTCGGCCGGGACCGTTTGACACACCGGAAAGCCCGGAGTGCCTATTTGTATCATGAGGTGGGCGGAAATGCAATAGCTTCTGAATCATCAGGCAAACTATTTGATTTACGCTGGTTCTCTTCGCGCGTAACTACTCTCAAATTCCATGGCACGTGAAGCCCGCACACAACATCTGAGCGAAGCGGGTAAATGTGGTCCACAACATACTGCTCACCGGTAGTTTGTGTCATGGTTATGGCAATCTGGTACAGCTGCCGGATATCAGATTTTTGCCGCCTGCTAATCCAAGGCGGTGTTGCGTCACGATGCTTCCTACGTCGGGCTTTTGTATCCGCACGGACCTGTACTTTGTTGGCTTCTTTCCACGCATTCCTGTAGGCCCGGAGACGCTCGGCGGGGCGGGTAGCAGCAGCCTGCATAACCTGCTCTTTGTTCTCCTGATACCACTCATGCTTGCGCTCTTTAATGTCCTCCCGCTGGTTGTACTGCCGAAAGTACTCCGCCCGGGTTTCATTGCCCTTGGCCCACTCGATCTTCAAGCACTCGACGCAGGATCCCTTGGTCTTGCGCGGAGCAATGTGGCCATGCTTGCAAGGATCCCCTGTGAAGTAGTACGCAGCTCCAACAGCTTTAGCCTCTGACCTGGTCTTGGGTAAGTTTGTGGTGTCCATGATTGCTCCTGTGACTTAGTTACAGGTAATGTACCACAAATAGCCAGAAAAAGAAAAGGGGCCCCGAAGGGCCCCTTAGTAGTACTTTTAGTACTAATTTCAGGACGAACCAGGGCTTCCGAAGATACCCAGGGGGTCCGAAACACCAAACGAATAACGTTCACGTGCTTTATAGCGAACGTTTCCAGTGTCGAAATCACCATCCATTGAATTAGACAGCGGGGTACGCACGAAGTGCTTCAAGCCGTTGGGCACGTCCGTGGTCAGGAACCAGGCGTTCGTGTCGGTCAAGAAGTGGTTGACACAGTAGCCATCGGGGATGGAACCGTTGTTCTTCAGGGCGTTGATGTCGTTGTCGGTCGTACCAACGCGCAGCTCGGTCTCGAGCAGGCGGGTAGCCACGAACATCAGTGCCGGCGGAACGACCAGCTTCTTGGGCTTGGCTGCAATCAGCAGACCGCGTTCATCCGTCCAAGCGGCGATCTGAATCACGGCGTTTTCCAACGACGTTTCATTCAGGTCAGCGCCAGTGGTGGGGCGGTTGCTGTTGGTGCCACCAGAGATCAGCGGGTGAGCGGTGTTACACAGGGAAACGCCGTCGCCGTAGGTAACGCCAGTGTTGAACGCGTTGTTCAGCACGTTAGCGGCCTTGACCTGCTTGGTGTACGCCATCGCACGAGCCAGCGCTTTTGTGTAGCGGCTGGACAGACTGTCGTACAGGTTATCTTCGATCGCCTCTTCAGTGATCGAGAAGCCCATAGCAATGGTCTCGTGGGTGTAGCGAGCCGTCCAGGCTTCCTGCGCATTGTCATAAGCAATGGCAGAGCCTTCGTTCTTCACCGGAGCGGCGGAGAAGCCAGACAGCTTGGTTTCTTCTTCGAACGAACGCTCGGAGGTTTCGGTCTCATAAATCTCTTTATGTTCCTCGCCATAACGGGCGTACTCCAGGCCAAACAGGGCGTTCAAGCCGGGGAGCAGTTCTTTAAGTAGTTGTGCGCGTGAAATAGCCATGATTTAGCTCCTTATCAAGACACGCCAGTGGTGTTGTTGTACTGGTGCGTGTTGATCTTGACCAGCAGTTCGTAGTAGTACGTGGTACCGCTAACGACAACCGAGGTGTCAGGAACAACATCAATCACACGCAGAGGGATGGTAGCGGTTGTGCCGCCGCCCGTTGCGGTCACACCGATGGTCGAGTCACCAGTGGTGGTCGAGCCGCCGTTTTGAACCAGGGGCAGGTTAGAACCGACAACCGTACGATCCGTATAGGTGATCGTGGTGCCAGAAGACACAACGGCCACTTTGAACAAAGCGTTCGGATCATCCACAACGTAGGCATAAGCCGGGTTGGTAGCAGTAGACTGGCTGGCCGGATAGTACTGGCCCTGCACGGTCTGACCGCTAGAGTTGACATACTGGCAACCAACCAAAACACCACAGGGAGTGGCATTGTTGGTAGCGGTGTCAGCAACAAGATAACCACCACTTAGTTTCACGGTCGCGCCATTCAGAATGGCGGTTGCGTAGCCTGAAGCAATGGGAATCTGGCGAATCGCGCCTGCATACGGCATGCCATCAACTCGGTTGATAGGCTTTAGGCCGTAAGGAGCGCTTACTGTGGGATAAGCCATTTTGGACTCCTAAAAGTTACATACCTTTACCGAAAGTAACCTTCGTCTTCCGCTCATTGAAGAGAGGCATACGAGCGTCACTCTCACGCATGAAGTTGTTATCTACCGAGTTCATCTGCGCGTTAGCCTGATCCAGGTAATACGCTTCACGATCCTCAATAAACTCAACTGGAATTTTGCAAAGCAGCAGACCACCGATCTCGATGGAGTCCTTGAAGCGACCTTCTTGGTTGCCCAGAAGAACCACCTCGGGGTGTTCCGAAGCCTTTACAGGTTCCCAACCTTCGCGGAATTTTGAAGAGATGTTTGTGGCATCAGGTGAATTCAGAGTGCTCAGTCGGACCCAACGAAACGCATAACCTGGCTCCGGGTTCGGATCAGGCAGAAGCTGGGGCGGCATCCAACGCTTAGGACGCTCAGCTTTTTCACGACTTCCAATCTCACGTTTTTCACGAATCTGTGTCATTTTCATTTCCTCATTTCATCCGCAACCTTACGAGCATAAAGATCCAAAGGAACTCCTAGCCGCTTGGCGATTTCCACCTGCGATTTGGTAAGTACGACTTTCTTAGGCGCAGTACTCCGCGTTGCCGGTGAGACAACGTTTGATTTTGTCTGCCGAGATGTAGCATCAGCAGGCTTCCCAGACTCAAACGCATCTGGGAAACGTCCCTGCATGTCAGCGTCAATACGTCGATAGTATTCATCACTGCCTGCAGAAATTCCTTCCTCGAGCAAATCCTCATGAAGTCCTAAAGCATAGGCCGTCATTTTCTTGTTAGCACCAAACCACTGATTGCGTTCTTGCCAAGCAAGTAGTTTGTTGTCAACAGGAGCCGCTCGGGGCTGTTGGGCGATTTGTACATTAGTTTGATCTTCTTGTAAAGGGGCAGGCCGAAAGTTATTAACTCTCTCCATTTTCATCTTGGCAGAAGTCAGCTCCTCCTGAGCCGCTACCAAAGCATCAGAGTCCCCAGCTTCGTACGCTTCCTTGTACTTGCGCTTAGCCTCTTCCACTTCCCCGCTTACAGTCTTTTTGGCCTGCTCAAGTAACACATTCTGATTGGCACTTAAAGAGCCTTTCAGTTTCTTGTTCTCGTCGGCAATGGCCTGGGCAATACGAATAGCCTCTTCACGCTCGCGCAACGCCGCCTCTTTGGCCCGGCGCTCCTCGTGGTAGCCCTTCGTAAAATGCTTGATTCGCTTTTGTACGCTCTCGTCGTACTTGGCGATCTCGTCCTCCTCAAACTCCTTGGGAGGCTCTTCCATCGGTTTTCTGTTGCGGTCTTGCTCAGGCGTGTCGTCAATGATCTCAATCTCATCATCCTGGGCCTTGACCACAGCACCACCCTTACGAGGATTCTCTGAAGCCTCATCAGGAAATTCAAATTCAACTTTTTCCATATTTACTCCTTACGCACGGGAAATACCCCGGGGGTCTTGAACCACAGCCTCGACAGAATCATCGTTAATGATCCTGAATTCTTTGCCGTGAATCTTGATTCGAGTCCCAGTATTGGGTCGGACCAATACAAAGTCACCTACCTTACAAGAAGGACCACTCGGGAATCTCTTCTCGTCCTTGTAGGCGTCTGGACCCATCTTTACAACAAACAGTACGGGGGACAAAAGCTCCTCGTAATGCATCGTCTGGCCGGCTTTCACCAAACCAGTATCTCCATATTCTTCTTCAATCTCTGGAAGAACGCACAGGAGATGGTACGTCGCAGGATCAGGCACTTGTTTTGCCTTTTCCTCTGCCGGGGTGTTTAATATCCCAGACAAATCAACAGCACTCACATCAAACTCAGTCATTGTCGTAGTCTTTCATTTTTCGCACGAGGTCACCTATTTCAGACTGTGCGGTCAGGAGACCTCGGATAATCCCGCACACCTCTTTGTAGTGATCGTAGGACTTAGCACCACCATCACCCAAAAACTCGACAAGTTCTTTTCTCCGCTCTTCGAGCTTAGAGTTTAGATATTCATACTCGTCCAATTAATCTCCTTTGTTGCGTTTTGACAATGAAGCCATCAGCTGGTCACGCACCCGAAGAGCCGCCTCTTCTTGTTGCTGGGCCAACTTCTGCTCATGCGTTTGCTGAGATTGACGCATCCTCAACGCATGTTCTTCCTGGGACATCTGCATGTCCATCTGGGCCTTTTGAGCTGCAGCCTGCGCCGCGATCATCGGTCCCTGATCCTTGTTCTGAGCCTGCTGAGCCTTCAGCTGAAGCTCGGCCTGCTTGATCTGCAAGTCTCCCTGCACCTTCTGAGCCTTGGTCTGCACCTCTTGCGCCTTGAGCTGGAGCTCTTGTTGCTGCATCTGGATGATCGGGTCTTGCATCTGTTGTTGGGCCTGCTGTTGGGCGGCTTCACCTTTGTGCAACTGCAACAACTGCTTCGCGGCTTCGGCCACCATCTTCGACAGCTGGACCTCGACCTGCTCAGGCAACTCAACATCAGGGGCGGGCATCGTCACACCCATGCGCTCTTGGATCTGATCGCGGTAGCGGAACGCCATGTGCTCCGCAACGTGGGCCATGATCGCACCTTGCATCTGCTGGGCCATCGGCGTTTGGCCAATCTGTCCCATGATCATAGGATCCTGCAACATCGACGTGTGAACAGCGATATGGGCCTCATGGTCCTGGTAGATAAACGCCTTGGTAGGCTTACCATTCAAGAACGCCATGTTCTCGCTGATCGGATCACGCGGCTTCATGTCATCAGACATGGGAACCAGCTTCTCTCCATTCTTAACACCCAACACCTCAATCATCTGGCGGTGCAGATACGGCAGGTCATAGATCTGAGGAGCACCTTGGGCCATTTGCATGACCGCTTGGTACTGCATGATCCGCTGAGCCATCGTCGAGCTGTTGGGATCACTTACCGGGATCACGTCTACCGAGTCATAGTCTGACTGGCGGGCCATGCGGTCGCCGCTCTCAGGATCAAAGTCATACTCCGTCGGAGCATAGTCTCTGATAATCGACTTTAGGAGTTTGAACTCCTGGCGCATCGAGAAATGCACACGCGCCTGGACCGCACTCATCGTCTTGAGCTGGCGCTCTAAGAGAGCCAACGTCGTTCCCACCGGGGCATTGGCACTCATATCGCTGATGTTCATGTCAGCAATAGATCCCAGGCGTCGTGCTTCGTTAGTGATCTTGTCTAACAGCCCAGACAGAACCTGGCTCGGCTCTTTATAGGGCAAAGCCATGATGTTGTCTTTGATCGCACCACTGGGTACGTCAACATCGCGGAATTCACCCGGGGCAATGGGAGTGTCGTCGCCTTTAACCCTCAAACCTCGGGATTTAAGACCCCCAGGAAGGTTAGAAAGCGTACCAGCATCCACAAGCTGGCGAATAAGAACAGTACCGGCGCGAGCATAACCACCAATAAGGTGAATATAGCCAAAGCCATAAGCGCCAAAGCCAGGAATATAGTCATATTGAACGAAATGTTGGCGCTTGAGCTTGTTTTCATCGTCAGGATTCCAGTTTCTGCGGATGGCCAGCACTTCCATCGACGCCCGGTCAATCGTCACCACATAAGGAAGAGCAATTCCGTCCTTATCCTCATACCCAGGCATGTCGTAATCAATATGAACCTCGGCAATCTGGTACCGATCGTCATCAGTCAGGCTGTATCCCTGCTCCTCAGCCTTTTTCTTCTCCACATCCGTGTGAATCATCACCGGCTCACCCAGATCAACGTCTCGATAGAACCCTGCAACCTGCAGTTTCTTCACATCGTTCTTGGTTTTCCTCATCAGATGCGTTACACGCTCTGAATTGCGCACTCCCGTCGATCCGTAGGGAATAATGATGTCTTCTGCCGGGATAAATATCGAGGTCTGACGCCCCATCCCAGGATCAAAATAAACTTTCTTAAACGCCGCACCCGCTAAACCCAGGTTAAACAGCATTCTCTCGTGCTCAGGGCGGTATTCAGTCATCACCTCAGTGAGCTGGTAGTTCATATCTTCACGAACTCGCTCTGCGGCTTGCTCTTTCAAGCGGTCGATCGCTCCAATAATCTCAGTTTTGACCGGCCCGGCTGCGGGAAACGTCTCAATAATCGTCTCACTCTGAAATTTAACCGCCGCTTCTGTCAATAACGTCGAGAAAACTCCACACGCCCCGTTCCAAGGCTCAGTTCTCTCCTCATACTTCATGCCGAGAACTTCTAAACCCTTCACATACATCTCAACCCAGTCTTTTCTGGACGAGATATCTGCGTCAACCAATCCCATGATGTCTTCGGCAACCGACTGAAGAGCCCCTTCGTCCATATCTTCGGCCAGGTTGGCATCAAACTCACCCTCTTCCTTATCAGGCATCAGGTCAATTTCCATCCCATCAATCCCGATCTTCACGCCTTCAGGGTTCTCGATCTCAATTTCGATCGCGGGTTCCATTGCAATCGACTCTAGCCCCTCGGGAGCCTGATACAAACTCGGTGTCATGCTGTTTGTGGCCATGTTCTACCTTAATAGTAAGCGCGTTTCCGCTTGAAACTTATAGGCTCGTCCGCTTCATCAGTCTGAAGACGCAAAAACCCACCTTGTCTGAACCTCAATAACGCCTGAACCGTCGCGTCTACTAAGTCATCGTGCTCAGCATTCGGGAAAGCAGCCATCTGCTCAATCAGCTCATACGCCCATCGGGTGTCCGGTGCCCATACTTTACCCGACCTGAACAAATCAGTCACAGAATTTAATCGGGCAAACTTGTCATTACTCACCTGCCGCGTCCCTCGACTGGGCGTGTACTCCGTCACCGGGATCCCCATCTGCCTCAGCTCAAACACCAAAGGAGCTCCCGCCGCCTTGGCTTCCACCAGTAACGTATCTGGCTCCCAATACTGATAGTGACTCATCGCCTTGTCCTTCAGCTCAGGGAACTCCATCCTCTTTTGGAACGAGTCCAACAAGATAATATTAGGATCATTCGTGTTCTCATTCATATAGAACACCCCTAGCGTCACACAGGCCGAGTAGTCACTCCTCTCATTCTTCGTAAACGCCGTGTCCCAGCTCTGTATCAGGTACTCAATCTTCGGGGGGTCATCCTTCTCCCACAGCTTCCACCACTCCCTCTTAACCAGCGCCCCCTCTTCCCCCGTCGGGCTTTGTTGATACTGGGCGTTCCACTTACTCGGGGGGAGTTCGTCTCTCAGGGCCTCTAGTTCTTCTTTGCTCCAGAACTCTGGCCACAGGGGATTTCCACTCGGGAGGATTGCCGGGAGCTCAATCACCTCCCACTCTTCCCCCTTCTCTCTCATCGCGGCATCTTTAATCACCCGCCCCGTCAGGTCTCTGTCTCCCCAACGGGTCATCACGATCACAATCGCCCCGCCCGGCTGTAAACGCTGTCTAGGACCAGACGTGTACCACTCATATACCTTATCGTAAACAGAGGGGTCTCCAGCCGCCAACGCCGCTTCTTGTTCGGAATGGGGGTCGTCGATGATTAGTAAGTCCGCCCCCTTACCCGTCACCGTACCACCCACACCGATAGCAAAGTACTCCCCACCTCCCGAGGTCGCCCAGCGCCCCGCCGCCTTACTGTCTACCCTCAAGCTCACATTTGGGAAAATCTCAGCATAGTGCTCAGAGTCCACCAGGTTCCTAACCTTGCGCCCAAACCCCACAGCCAGTTCCGCTGTGTTAGAACACTGGATCACCTTCTTATTAGGGTTTCTTCCTAAGTACCAACTAGGCAGTAAATAACTCGCAAACTCAGACTTTGTATGCCGGGGCGGCATGTTAATGATCAGTCTCTTTAACTTCCCCTCAGCAATGGCCTCAAACTTCTTAGCCATCAAAGCATGATGTCTCCCATGAACAAACCCAGGCCACATTGCCTTTACATACTTCATGTAGTTGACCTGGGCCTCTTCTCTCTTCTTCGCCCGCTTCAGGTCCGTCAAGTCTTCATACACCCGCTCTTGAACTTCAGCAGGTAACTTCTCTATCGCCGAAACAATCTCGTCTAGCTTCATTCAATGTTCCTAAACTTGATATACACCGGCCGGATACTCCTAGCCCGACGAGGAACCCTCTTACATATCCCCAAATCACACAAAGCCTTCATCGTCCGCACCACATTACCCCGGCCCCTGTCCCCAGTCAACCTCATCACATCATCTACAGACGGCCCATACCCAAACCTCTTCCACCACTCATCTATCACAAGAAAAATAGTCTTCTGCTTCTCAGTCATACACCTACCCATCCCCTCCTCAAATCCCGTAACACTTTTGTTTACTTTCTTCACGTTAACCCTAGTATGTTTTGTAATACTTTAGTCACGGAATGTAACTTGTTACAAAACGTAACTTTAGTACTACTTTTGGTTTTGGCTAAATATATACCCCCCACCCCTCATTCCCCGGAATCGATAGGGGGGGTGTTCTCAGGATTTTGATTGGATCGTTCGAGTGGAATAGATTTAGATTGGGATCCTTCGAGTGGAATAGTATGCGTATCCTCGCCCGACCCCCCGGAACTTTTTTGTGGGGGCGCCCCTGCGGTGGGGTCGCCAGAACCCAGGATTTCGTCATCGTCCCGCGGCCTGAGCTCGGCGAGCAGGCTGAGCCCGTCATCCACATCGATGGCCTGGACGTCTGTTACGTCCTTCAGTGTCTCCAGGATGCGCGCGCGTATGTCTTCCGATCGCTTGATGGTCGTGATCTCTTTGCGCTCAACGAACGCACCGACCTCGAAGAGTGAGCCCAGTAGCTTCAGGCATTGCACACGCTGAGCAGGGGGAAACTCCTCATCAAGGGAGTGCTGGACAAGCTGTTGGACGAGCAGGGACTTCAATTGTGCAGGGGTTCTATGTTTCTCTGCCTCTATCGCTAGCTTGTAGGCCTCCATTTCAGCGTGTATTCTGGAATCGCGTGACAACCTGGACGCTTGGTCACCCTGTGTTTTGGGTTTACCTGTGGAGTTATATGCCCTTCTGTACGCTTCGGCCTTACTTGGTGCCAATGCCAGCTGCCGGGCGAACTCTCTCTGTCTTGGTGTTAGGTCGGCCTTCTTCCCTGGGCCGGACGATAGCAATACCTCTACCGGGAACTGATCAAACCCCTGCTCGATCTGCTTCCTGGTTAGCTTCTTTATCGGCCTTGCACTACCTGTTGGCCGGGCGTTGTCTTTTGTTTCTTGGTTCATGTTGCATGGGTACAAATTCGGACTACGCGAAGATACCACCGAGCCGCCGCGCAATCAATCCCCTGCAGCTGCAACTTGATTCCCTGGTAGTTGTCGCGTTTGTGACATGGGAGGGGGTTGACAATCGAATACATTACATAGACGCAACGCAATTCATGTGTTGCGAACAACCTTTCCTCTAGGAGTGAAACATGAAAGAAGTGATCGAGCAAATGAAGCAATGGTGCCTGGACAACTACGAGAACGGCGCAGACACAATGGTTGAGTGTTGGGCTGACGAAGACTACGCACGTTTGTTCACCAACCACGATGGCAAACCCCTCTCTGCTAAGGCCGCTTGGAAGACCCTCAAAGACGTTGCCGCCGTGTACGCAGACCGCCAAGCTGATGCCCGTAATTCAGCATTCTGAGGAGAACCGCATGACCCACAGTTACCGACTGGGCGTGTATGTGCTTGACGACCATCTCGACCTGTTTGTGATGGATGACTTCGGCACATTGATTCCACTAGAGATCAATTCCTGGCAGCGAGCCCTGCACTACTTTTTTTAACCCCAAGGAGAACCAACCATGTTGAAAGCTAAATTCACCCTGACCCGTAACGAGATCGAATTTTTCCTCGGCAAAGCTAACGAGGGTTCCGAGCGCGAATACCCCTTCCTGGTCGAGCCCTGCAAATACGATGACAAGAGCACGATCGTTGTCGGCCACGCACAACCCATCATGTTCCTGATCGGGGCCGTTGCAAATGGTGGCCACGACTGCCTGTTGGATGTGTCCCGCCTGTAAGACCCTAGCCTTCAGCCCCGCGAGCCGGGGTTGAGGGATACGGCCTTCGTATCGCTAATAACCGAAAGGGTTTCCATGAGCAAATACAGACAACACTACACACCCGAGCGCGTTGAATCCAAACGCCGCGCTGCCGTTGATTTCCTTCTCACCCTGGTAGCTGCCGCCGTGATCGGCATCATCCTGGCCTGGAGGGGTTGACCATGACTGACCCAGTAATCACCACCCTGCGTGTCGCTGCCGCCCTGATCGGGTTTGCGGGAACCCTGACCACATCGATAGCCCTGCTTGCCGGGACTATCTCTGTCGGCCTTGCCCTGGTGTCCCTGTTCGCGTTTGTCGTGATGGGCGCAGCCTTCGTCCTGGGGGATTGACCATGATCGACTATGACCCATACGAATCCGAGCGCGAAGAACTTGCCGCCCAGGTTCGCTTCGAACGCCGCCGCCTTGCAGAGTACATCCGTAACCCCAACCCACGTGACCCCGACTACCCGGGCGACCCCGAGGATTTTGGAGAAGAAGAATGACCATCTACCTTGTGGCCTGTAGCGCCCGTAAGCTACCCCACCCCGCACCGGCAGCAGACCTGTACACCGGCCAATCCTTCAAGCTAGCTAGCGAGATAGCCAAGCTACGCTCAACCCGATGGGCAATCCTGAGTGCTAAACACGGCCTAGTCGAGCCAGACACCCAGGTCGAGCCCTATGACCTAGCCCTGCGTGACGCTAGCCTGGAGAAACGCCGCGCCTGGGGTGCGAGGGTATCCGCCGCCCTGCACGCCAGGGGTTACCGCGGTGAGCGCTGCGTAATCCTTGCACCACGCGCCTACGTTGTGCCCATCCTGGCAGACCGCCTGGGGGGAAATATGTTCGAGCAGATCGACACACCCCTGCGCGGCCTGGGCATCGGGCAGCAACTGGGTTGGCTAGCGAAAGAACTTAACCAAGCAAAGCAACTTCAACTGACAGGAGAGTAAATCATGGGCTGGACTTCTTTTCAAATTCACAAGACCACCAAGACAATCGATGTTCTTCGCAAAGAACTGGAGCAGGACGACCAGGGGCAGACCCGCGCCCGATTCAAGCTGCTTGACGGGGTCATGCGCGGTGCTACGTTCTATGGCGTGATGGAACTGACTAGTTGGCTAGACTCTACCGAGCGCAAGCAGGTCTATGGGGTTGTGTGCCTGACTGAGCGCAAGAACGTATTCCCTGCTAGCCAGTACATTGAATTCGGCTACAAGCACATGGATGAGAACATGCATCCGTTCTACTACGACTGCCCCATCCGGTTGCTCGACAAACTGGACAAGCTAGCCCCTGTGACCGAACCATCTAGCGGTGCGTATCGTTGGCGCGCTAAGTGTCGTGAGCAAGCTGCCCAACAAGCCGCAAGCCGCCGCGCACGAGCCGCTGCACGAAACGATATCAAGAAATTCATTAGCCAACACATGACCTTTGTTCGCATAGGAGACTGACATGAACACCTATCGTTTTGAATGCGTTGTCTGGGTTCGCGGAGAGAGCGCGGAACAAGCATTTAAAGAACTGCATGACGAAGTGGATTACCACTTCTCCCAGGACAACAACTTGGTTGCCCTTGAAAGTGATGCGGGAACACTTGAAGAAACTGAGGTCGAAGAATGAACTTCTTAACCATCAAGAAATCAGCAAACCGCAAAACCGGGCCCATTCCGGTTACCTATGGTTCACGCAAAACCTGCCCACCATCCTGCCCACACTACGAGGATGACTGCTATGGCGAAGATTTCCACACTAGCTTGGCCTGGAATCGGGTTGATCGTGATGGTGTCCCGCTGCCGGGACTAGTCAACTTCATCCAATCCATGCCCGAGGGTCAGCTATGGCGCGATAAGGTTGCAGGTGACCTGCCTGGGGAGGGTGAGCGCGTTGACCCTGCCGCCCTGGGCGAAGTAGTCAAGGCCAACATCGGGCGCAGAGGGTTCACCTACACCCATAAGAAATCCCCCCAAGCTATCAAGTGGATACGTCACGCGAACGAATGGGGCTACACCATCAACCTATCGGCAGACGATGCGGGTGAAGCTGACACCCTGGCAGACCTGCAAGCCGGGCCTGTAGTGTGCGTTGTGCCCATGGACACCCCACCCAAGGCTACCACCCCTGCCGGGCGCAGCATCGTTGTCTGTCCCGCGCAGCTAAAAGACGATGTAACTTGTTACACCTGCCAACTGTGCCAACGCCGTGACCGAGCCGTGATCGTTGGGTTCCGCGCCCACGGCAGCAAGGCCAAAATCGCAGACGCACGCGCACGCAAAGTAATCCCAATCGCTAAAGGAGTATGCAAATGATTAACCACACACCAAGCCCGTGGCATTTGATGGAAACTGAACCCGGCATTGATGCCGACATGGATGTATTCACCACGACTCCCCGCTATGCGGGTGGCAAAGGGCTGATTGCCCGTGTTGTAGACGCAGATGACGCGCGGCTGATTGCCGCTGCGCCTGACCTGTTGAAAGCACTGATCGAACTGGTTGATGACCTCGGCACGCCTGGAGAATTCCTCGACCCGAATGAAGACGGGATTCAAGCCGATTTGATGAAAGCTGCCCGTGCCGCCATTTCCAAAGCAACAGGAGAAAGCAAATGAATATGCACTGGGATTATCTGTGGGCGTGTTTGGAGGAGGCTAGGTTCTGCGCCAAGCACTACGACTCACTCGCCTACTGGCGTGACCGCAACATCGACCCGCAATGGTATGCGTGCTATCGGATGGGCAACGAACTTTAACCACAAGGAGAAAGAAAATGAATGATGACCCCTGCATGGACGGACACGATGGGTATTCCTGGTGGGAATATGACGGCCAGGGCATCGAACTAGCCAAGGTTTGTGACCGTTGCGTCAAATTCAGGCTAGCCCAATACAGACCCGAAATCCTGGCGGGTTACACCCAGGCTGACGTTGACGAACCAATCGAGGAGTGAGAATGACTACGCTGACAGGACAACAAATCCTAGACTTTCGACTCTTGACCCTGCGTAAAGGGCTGCAACTTGAGATCAAGGGTATGCGAAAGACTGGGCGCAGCTGCTTTCAGATCATCAAATCCGAGTTCGGCCTCAAGGGTACCCGTCAACAGGTACTCGCTGACTTTGAGAAACTTTTGCAAAACAAGGGGATTCATTACAGTAACTGAGCAAGTGTGACTGCCGCTGCCGGGGTTCCTAACCGCATCTCGGCATCGTTGAAATCCTCCCCAGGTTCACCATCGAGCCACACCCGGGAGGATATTTTTTTGGCTGCACGAATCCCGGTCGGGTCATGGTCAGCTATCACCAAGGGATTATCCATGCCCCTAGCCACCTCGATCATGTTCCCGGCCGAGAAGCACACATGGATGCAGTACCGCTGCCGCAGGTGCCTGAGCACACGCCGCACCGACAGGCCAGTCGCAAACCCCTCGACGAGTATGTTCTGGCCCTTGTTGTTCAGCATGAGGCTAGCACCCTTGGTGACCTGCCCAGACAGGAAACGCTTGGTTCCATCGGCATCGATCAGCTGGCAACCAACCAGCCGGTCGGCTACCCGCATCGGAAGCACGAGGCTACCGCGCCACACATACCCCTTGTCATCAAACCCCTTGCGGATAAGGTAAGGGTGTTGCATGAGGCTAGCCTGGTTGAGAATCCACGCGGCCTTGTTTGCTGCAGAAGCCTGGCGCTTGAGGCGTTCCTGCTCCATCTGCCTGCGCTTGGCTGCAGCCTGAGGGTCTGGCTTCCAGGGCTCATCCGATCGATACAGGACGTGCTTGTCATGCACCGCGAAGTTGATCAGCGCACCCTCTCGGCCATCCCAGATGTATGCGCCGTTACGTTTCTTCGGGTGATCGACAGTCGGTACTCTGACCCAGCGGTCTAGTATGAGGCTATCGATCATCAACCCATGCTGCTCGGCAAACTGCTGGAAATTCACAAATTAGCCCCTTTTCTCATGCGCCGGGCGACTTCCAGGTTCACACGCCACAGGGCCAACGGGTAAGACCGAACCTCCCCGTCATACCAGGTAACGTGGACCATCGAGCTATCAGACCACCAACACCCAAACAGCGTGCGGAAGTTTGGGCTTTGTGAATACATGTGATACCCGCCACCCTCTTTACAGGGAACATCGGTGAGCACCATGATGCCGCCCCCGTCGTTATTCATGGTGGCCACTGTATCGGCCAGGACTGGCGACACGGCCAGGATCAGAGATAGAAGTAACTTTTTCATTGTGCCCTCGCTTTTGCCCACGCGATATTGCGTGATTGAATCCACCTGACAGTCTTTTGCTCAGTCGGGATGGGAACCTGCTGCAGACCCCTGGGCCAGACGTTGAACTTCTCTTTGTACTTGTGCGCTACCCAACCATCCTTGTACCCGCGCATGCGTGAGTAGTAGAGAAGCTGGCTGTAGAACTGCTGTTGCTCGGTGCGGAAGTTACCCATCCCCGCCCCCAGCTCATGGAGCTCGCCTGCAACCGAGGCTACCCCTCGAATAGGACGCTCATGCCCACAAGATCCGCAGACGTTGGACTTCCAGACCCACAAAGCCCCGCAACCTGGGCACTTGGACTCTTTCTTTTCCTTCTCTGTTGGTTCTTTCTTGGCCTTCTCACCCCCTTCACTGAGCTCGGTCACGCCCTCGTTGAAGACTTGATCCCAGTCTTTCTGGAATCGAAGGTAGTTTCCTGAGTGATCCAGCCACACGCCGTGGGTTTTGCCTGGTGACGGGCGCATGATCCGCCCCATCTGCTGGACGTGCGAGCTGAAAGACTTGGAGAACGGCCGCGCAGACACGCCTATAAGCACGTCAGGCACGTCAAATCCCCGGGTCAGTATGTCCGTGGCTATCAACCCATGAATCGTCGAATCAGGCTTTGAGAACTCCTCGATGGCCTCCCGCTTGAACTCGTCCTCCTCCAGGTATGAGATCGAGACAAAGTTGTAACCGCGCTCCTTGAACTGGCGCTCGAGATCCTTGCCGTGAGCCACCCCCGCACAGAACACCACAGTCTTGACGGCCTTGTTGAATAGCCTGAAGGTCTGCTTGACCCACTCATCAACGATATCGCCCGTGATCTTCATGCCGCGCTCAGTCACCTGGTCCTGCGCCCACTCGCCAGCAACCTTGGTAACCCCGGTCATGTCGATCTCTTTGGCTATAAAGACCCTGAGAGGCGTGAGCCAGCCATCCCTGATCAGCTCACCCGTAGCCTTGGCCCCGACGATATTGGTATAGACGTTGCCCAGGCCCTTGGTAAAAGGCGTGGCCGTGAGTCCGATAACCTTCAGGTCGGGGTTTGCTTTGATGAGCTTAACAATGCTGGCGCGCTGCACATGGCACTCGTCAATGATCAAGAGATCCAGGTCGAGCTTGTTCTTGCGCTTCTCCAGGGTCTGTGCGCTCACGATCTGGATACGTTCGTGAGGCTTGTACCGCCAGTGGTCTGCCTGCATCACCCCGTGGTCTATCCCATAAGAGGATAGCCGGGCTGACGTTTGGTTGACCAGGACGATACGGTCTAGCATCATGGCCGTGCGCTTGTACTTCCTAGATACCTCGCGCATGATGGCCATGGCTACTTCAGTTTTTCCAAAACCAGTCGCGGCATACAGTAGCTGGCAACGATGGCCATCTGCAAATCCTTGATCGATCTTTTCAATTACTTCCGCCTGGTGAGGTCTAAGTTGCAATTCAGACATGCTTAAACCTTTGGCGATTCACAATCTTGGAAATAGATTGACGGACAACTCCGTACTTGACTGCCAAGGCTTGCTGTGTCCAACCTTGTTCGTAAAGACTTCTGATTTCTAGGACTTGCTCCTCATTTAACTTTGCCCCAGGATGAACAGACCCTACGACATGAGGATTGCGCGGGGGCGGACTGTTGCGCTTCTTGTTGATCATGTCCCTGGTGTTGTCCTTGTGCGTACCCAAGAACAAATGATCCGGGTTGCAACAAGACGGGGTATCGCACTCATGACAAACTAACATCCCCTTGGGTATCTCACCCTTGAAATGTCTGTAAGTAATTCTGTGGGCTCTGTCGTTTCGTTCGCCGCGTGCGCCCAATCCAACCATCCCATATCCTGCTTCATTGAGCGCACCTGTAAAAATCCAACACCCCGAAAAAGGGATGCGAACGACTCTTTCTAGCGTTCTTACAATCGCTGGCTTCATTCAATTCTCCTACCGGGAAACCGCCCGGCTTCGGGTTTAAGCTGCCTGACGTTCTGCCTTTTCTGCGCGGCGCTTCCAATACTGAACTTGCTTGATAGCCTCTGCGGCCTTGTTCTGGAACTCGTTACGGGACTTGGTGACGGACGCCAGCTCACGCTCGAGCCGCTTGACCTGATCACGCAACTCCTCGATGGTCTGCTCCACCTCGGCCTTGGCTTCGTCAGAGTCATCCATGCTTTGGATGGCCAGCTTGTCCTTGAGCTTGGCGTTCTCCTCAGCGATAGCCTGCATCTCCGTGGCCAGCTCCTGGATCTTGTCGTCCTCGGTCAGGGCCTGCTCACCCAGGACCGGCGAGGGTACTGGCTTGATGCTGGGCTTGGGAGGGGGAGGGGCGGGCAGAGATTCTTTCTTGTTGAGCTCGCGTTGCTTTCTGATACGGCCCACAGTCATCGATGAGACCTTGCAGATCTTGGCTATGGTGCGATCGGTTTCCTCTTCGTACTCGGGGTCTTCCAGCAGGGATATGACCACGGCGCGCTTCTCTTCGTTTGTCCGGGGCATGCCGTGCTCAGCATTGGCACCCCTGGAAAAGATGAAGGCATCGCGCTTGGTGCCCTTGTGGATGGTTGCCTCGATGGTCGGGACTTTGTTGCGGCGGTGGGCATGGTAGCGGTGGAACCCGTCAGCAAGCCAGTAATGCTTGCCGTCAAAGAACACATCTACCGGGGGGAACTTGGCACCGTCTAAGAGTGACTCGGTGTAACTTGTTACAGTTTCATCGTAGACCCGTGACCTTGGCTGGGTGTTACCGTCGAGGCGGATCTCTTGTAGTTTTAGTTGCATTTTTATTTTCCTTTGGGGTTGTGGTTTTATTACTGTTTGGCCGGTTTGTGAAGTCAGGAATTAGTATTCTTCTCCTTCAATCTTTGTGCTGCCCACTCTGCACCAGCCCTGAAAGTGTAGTAGTCGGCAGACAGGTTGGCTTCCTTGTTTAGCTCATGCTCGGTTAGACCGATCCAGCCCGGCCTGCCCTTGTCCATCCGCCCCAGGCTACGGACGTAACGCCACAGCGCCTCCATGCCACGGTTGATGTCGTTGGTCATTCCCACGCCTTTCTGATTCCATCTGATACGCCCATAGCCTTGGCAAACGACATGGTGTCGTGGGCATCGGCTATCTCTCTTGCTTGGTGTTTGCTCTCAGCCCAGCGGAGCATGGCATACCAAACCCTCTCCTCGTTTCCAAACTGGTAGTGCTTCAATGCCGCATCCATCCACTCTGCCTGTTCTGACAGGGCAAAGTAATACTGGCTCAGTTCGTATTGGGTCATGCATTTTTCTCCTTCAAGGCTTGCTCGATGGCGCGTTCGTAATTCCAGTCCGAATGCATGTTCCAATGGGTCTGGTTATAAATGGCTGACAACTCCTCATCCGTCAGCCCAACCCATTCACGCTCGATGTAGTCAAAGCAGGGGGACTTCTTTCTGTGTACGGATTCCAAACGCCATGGCTCCCCGCACATGCATAGCCCGGGCGGTTTGGAGGACAGCGTATGTGCGTCTATAGCTTGGCGTAGGGCGGGGATAACTTTTGGGGCATAGCACATATCAAATACTTGCGTGTCCCCCGTGCGGTGAAGTTCTTCCAACGCCTCCAGCGCCTGTTTCATGACTTCGATCATCGCTTCATCCCCCTGATGTAGATGGCAAAGCTACTGACAGTGTCATCACCAAAGGCACCCCGGAACCTCTCCACTGCCCGGGCTACCTCATCGATGGTGTCGTTCCTGACCTTAGTGGTGTATGGATCTACATCCACCTTGTCTGCAATCTGCCGCTTGCGCCAGCCCTGGGCCTTCTCAATGGACTCAAATGCTTCGTCTTCCGGTGTCATTTGCTTCTCTCCTCAATCATTGCGTTGGCCATCTCGTAGCACCACCGGGCAATATCCTGGGGTTTTTGAATCTTGTTGCGATACAGCTGGTCCTTTAGCTCCAGGCGCAGCACGTCCATAGCTATAGCATCCCTGAGCGTGAGGCCACTGGTGTGAAAAGTATTTAGTTTTCCATTCTTGTCAATCGATGCAATCTCGACCGACTTCCCGGGGTAGTACGGCGTGTCCATTTTCACTCCAGAATCAGGGTCATTGAGGTGCTGGACATGCACTTGCCATCGAACGGGTCATAGAGCGTTCCAGTGTCCACGTCCGCCCAGTACTCACCCATCTCCTCGTATCGGTTAAGCACCGGGTAGAAAATCTCTACGTCCACCATCTTCATTGGGCGCTCGAGGATCTCAAACGACGTATTCACCCGGCGCTTGATGATCTTGTGCTTCTGCTTCCTCAGGTTGTCAAAGCCCCTGGTCAAGCACAAAGGCTGGCCATAGATCACCACATAGGGTGACTTGACCTTAGCGTGCAAATCCTTTTCCTCGCTCATGCTGTTCTCCTTGTTAAGGTTTTTGAAATGTAACTCATGAATTCTAACAAAGTCAAGTGTTGTATTCTCATTTCTAACTTGGTGGCTTTTGATCCCTGACGTGCCCCTTGACCAGGGTCTTAGGGTGTCAGCGCGCCAAGCAAGGCGCTTTAGATCTCCAGCTTCGCTTCCGGCTAGGCCTTGTGGGCTTACCGGCCACAGGATTCCCGTACCTGTGTGTCCCTCAGTCATTTCCGGCTGACTGATCCCTATGACGACGGCTTTCGTGGGTATTAGCCATAGGGGGACGTACCGAGTTTTGTCAGGTCGCTGGATCGGGCCACCGAGAGCCAGCACTATTTATCTACCACCTTAACGCTGTGTGGGTCGGTCAGCCCTTTCGGGTTCTTACGGTCATGGCCTGATTTCTGAGCCATTTGGTTAACGCAGCCTTACGCCCGGCTACCCGCCGGGAGGGTAACCATCACGCCATAGGCTCATCTACCAGCTTGCCGTGCTCAATGCCAACGCGGTGCTTGATCTCTATGACGTAGTAGGTGAAATCTGTGTTTCCGTGGCCGGCTGCTTCTGCGGCGTGGAATCGAGCTGCATCAAGGGCAGACTCTGGTGTTTCGTGAAGCGCCTGGAACCTGGCACTCTGTCCTGATGGAGCACGAAGGAATACTGCGAACTTAGGATCAGTTGCTTGATTCAATTGCTGAATCCTGAACCTGTTTGTTCCCGGCTTGGGATCTGTTTTAAAGTCGCGTGGCACATCTGCTCCTCAAGTTAAGGTAACAGCGGCCAGAAAAGCAAAAAGCCCTTTAGTCGGGGATCGAGCTTTGGGCTTGGTTGCCGCTTACCTGCAGTGCTGTGCCACTTGCAGATAGCTTTGACGAAGCCCGAGCACCCACTAAAAGGCTCTCAGGAGGTCACTTACACAGAGCTACGACGGGTTACCAATCCGTCGATGTCTCAATTATACAGCATGTTTTTATTTGTTTGTCAACAGGGTGCCTGGGCTGCTCACATAAAGCAGTGGCGGCTTGAACAACACTTGTAAAAGTGACCACGGCGCTAACCCGGTTCAGCCCAGGCAAAAAAGATATCCAAGCGGCTCACATAAAGCAGTGTGACTGTTTGAATTCAGAGCAACGGCGCTAACCCGTTGGACCGCCTGGATCTAAAAATTCTATCGCTCGTCCAGCCAGGCATCCAACTGCTCGTGCGCCCAAGTCCTTACGGCATCAGAGGGAATATCCCCCTCGAGCAACATCTCGAAGCGATTCAGGCAGCTCGTCACCTTGGCCGTCCCGATATCCGCCGGCCATGGCTCGACGTCCTGGGTCCAATTGATTTGCAAGAATGGGTACTTGCTAAACAGTATTCCTGTGAGCATTGACTCTCTCCAGTTCTTTCTCAGCCATATCCCTGATAGACACTGAAATCAGCCGACACTGGGTCGCCGCCTCGAGAGCCTGTTCAAGAGCTGTGTCGTAGTCACGTCTGAGCATGGCGCGGTGTAGCTCGTCAAGAGCCCGCTCGGCCAGCATGGTTGGGTATGCGTAATCAATCATAAAAAAGACCCCGGCACCAGACCGGGGTAAAGCAACTGCGCCTTTACTATACCGGAGCATCTTCTGCATCGGAAGGATAAATGGGCCCCTTAGGTTCTTTGTAAGGGGGTAAGGGAAAAGGTGGGAAAGGCCAGGTCATATCTCCTCCAGGGTGTAACAAGTTACAAAACGTAACTTAAGTATTAGTTTTTCCATACAGGGCTAACAGCGCAGCCTCTGCACGGCCGTCATCTTTCACGCGCTTGAACACACGAGCATCCTCAGGCCATATCTCCATGGCCATGAGACGGCTGGATTCCTTGCTAGAACCGAGTTTGAGCGCTTTTTTCCACACGGCTGGTGCCACGGTATGGGTAGGGATGCAAAGCCCCGCCATAACGCCTCTAACGAGCCCGTATGCCTCGCCAAAGGCAAAGCACGAGCTGACTCCCTGGCCGGGTCTGGCACCAACCTTCTCGACCCAAGCACAACACTGGTTCCCAAACAGATTACTCTGCATTTCTGACAGGATCTTCTGAATCTTTTCAGCGTTGATCCGCTTCTTGTTTGTCTTGCCGATCTTCACCAGGTCAAACGGCATGTCGTGTACAGCGACAAGTACCCCGTCTTCATTGATGACAGCCAGCGCGCCAAGAGCTCCCGGGTCAACACCTAAAAAATATTTCATAAAGTTCTTGCAACACATGAATTGTTGTGGGTACAATGTGTCACAGATTTTAGTTGACGGAGAAAAAATGTCAAGCACGCAGTATGAACAAAGAAGGGTTCCTCACTTTGACGAGTGGTGGGAGTCTGACGAGAACGATCTCCTGGGCCTTGTTGATATTGACGTGGCCAAAGAGATCTGGGTGGCAGCTTATCTTGCCGGCATGAAGGCTGAGAGAGAGGAATGCGCGAAGTTGTGTGAGTCTCTTCCAATTGAATGGGAAGACCAGCCCAACATAGCACAAGCCGAATTGGCGACCATGATGGACTGCGCTTTAGCCATTCGAGAAAGGGAAAAGAATGAATCGAGATGACATCATCCGCATGGCAGATGAGGCTGGTATTACGCCGTGGGAAAGACTCGAATACATCGGCGGCAAAAGATTTTCATCAACAGATGAGGGGCTTGACGGCGATCTTACTTGCCTAATCCAGTTCGCCAACCTTGTCGCCGCAGCAGAGCGTGAGGCGTGTGCTCAATTGGCGGAGGGGTGGCGGTACCTACCCGAGAACAACTTCACCAAGGCACAAATTGTCGAGAACATGTGCAAAACGATTGCCTATTACATCCGAGCAAGGAGCAAACATGAACCGAGATGACATCATCAAGATGGCGCAAGAGGCTAAATTACCTTATGAGTACGACACCGGACGTATTCTTTATTTGAAACAACTTGAACGCTTTGCCGCCCTTGTCGCCGCCGCAGAACGTGAGGCGTGTGCAAATGTTTGCCAAGACGAGATTAATCGAGTGAAACCTATTTACTCGGTTGTGGCAGAAAACGCCATGAAAGCCATTCGAGCAAGGGGGCAAGCATGAACACAAGTCACATCACCGACTGGGCACGAAAAAGCGGAATCAACATTTACATTGGCGACGATTTGCCTACTATCAATGATGAAGTTGTAAAAGTATTGAAGAAATTTGCGCAGTACTCCGCCAATTATGAACGCCAACTCTGCGCAAGAATTTGTGAAAGACAGGCGAAGGACGAAGATGAACATCAAGTCTGGACTGATTGCGCAGAATTCTTGGCGAAACGCATCCGAGCAAGGGGACAAAAATGAAGCGTGAACTACTGATCGGCTGCGGGTCTGAGAGGACTAAGCGCCTGACCTGTGATGGGTCTAAGGAATGGTCTAACCTGACCACGCTGGACTACAACCCAGATCACAAGCCTGACATTGTCTGGGATCTTATGCAAGACTCCCTCCCCTTCGAAGACAACTCCTTCGATGAGATCCATGCATACGAGGTGCTCGAGCATACGGGTAGCCAGGGCGACTACAAGTTTTTCTTCCGTCAGTTCTCTGACTTCTGGCGCGTGCTCAAGCCTAACGGACACCTGCTGGCCACATGCCCGAGCAAGAACTCGATCTGGGCCCTGGGTGACCCGAGCCACACACGCATCCTGGTGAAAGAGAACCTGGTGTTCTTGAGCCAGCAAGCCTATGCAGATCAGGTGGGTAAGACTTCCATGTCTGACTTCCGCAATATCTACAAGGCTAACTTCGAGCCGTCCTTCGTTAATGAAGGCCCGGAGACATTCATGTTTGTGCTGAGGGCAATCAAATGCGCATAACCAATAAATACAACCTACCCCAGACCTTCGTCAACATCACGAAGCGCCCGACCTATTCTAAGGGTAAGGCTCACCTGTCTGTGACCGAGCTCATTAACTCGCCCCGCATTGTCCAGTTGCGTAAGGCCCACGAGCAAGAGCTTGAGACAGACGTGGCCGACATGGTCTGGTCTATCTTCGGCACGGCCATCCACGGCGTGCTGGAACACGGCAAGGATGACAACCACTTAGTCGAAGAGCGCCTGCACGCACAGCTCGATGGCTGGAATATCTCTGGTGCTATTGATCTGCAGATCGTGAACGAGGACGGCAGCATCACCATCAACGACTACAAGACCACGGGCGCATGGTCAGTGATGAATGAGAAGATCGACTGGGAGTACCAGCTCAACATCTACGCATGGCTGGTTGAGACGGTGAAGCAAGTCCCGGTCAAGAATTTAGAGATCGTGGCCATCATCAGGGATTGGAGCCGGCGTGACGCAGCTCTTAAAGAGTCGTATCCTGACGCCCCCATCAAGACAATCCCGATCCAGCTGTGGCCGTACGAGATGAGAGAGTCGTTCATCCGCGAGCGCTTGATCAAGCATTCAGAAGCAGAGTTTCAGTTTGACACTGGGGACGACCTGACCCAGTGCAATGCCGACGAGATGTGGGAGAAACCAACCACATACGCCGTCAAGAAGAAGGGTGGAGTCAAGGCACGCAACGTCTGCTCTACCTTAGAAGAAGCCAATATTAAATTGGCCGAGTACGGGAAGGACTATGAAGTTGAGGTCCGCCCCGGAGAAAGAACCCGCTGCAAAACCTTTTGCCAGGTCAGCAGGTTCTGTGATCAATATCAATCCTACCTGGCGCAAGGAGAAGTCGAATGAAAGACATAGCAGACAAGTTCGTTACCAAGGTCTACAAGCTAGGCCAGATCATTTATGTCCCGCACTATCAAGATGCCACGGCATTTGTGCGGCCTGGGTATGGCAAGTTCCACCGTGATGTGTACGCAGAGAAGGAGCTCATCGATGCAGGGGCCACTCCTTCTACGTTGTTGCTCTGGCCGCGTTCCCGCTTTGGCAGCATGAGTAAGGGGGCCTAAATGAAACAAGAACCCATGGTCCACCACACCAAGCCCGCCGGCCTGATGAACCCGTTCTTTGTTTACAAGAAGGGATCAGACGTCCATCTCCTGTGGCGCAAGCACGGGTGGACCCCACCTACTGAGTATCGCAATGACTATGAGTTCGCCAAGAACCGAGAAGGAACAAAATGAAAGAGATCTTCGCAGCACTGACCAAGGCCCAGAAGGAGTTCGGGCCTGCTCTCAAGACGAGCAGCAACCCGCACTTCCGTACCAAGTACGCAGCACTGGATGCATGTATCGAGGCAGTGATTGACGCCTTGAACAACAACGGCATCATGCTCATGCAACAGACCCACCTGTGTGATGACGGGGTGATTGTTGAGACCACGTTCCTGCACGAGTCTGGCCAGCAGTTCAGCGCCGGTAAACTGCACATTCCCGCAGCCAAGCACGACCCCCAGGGTTTCGGTGGCGCGCTTACCTATGCACGCCGGTACAGCCTGCAAGCAGCGTGTGGCATCGCACCAGAAGACGACGACGCCAACAAGGCTACGGCTTCCTATAACGAGCGTAAGAAGCCTGAGGCTAAGGTAGAAGAGGTCAAGCCCAAGGAGGAGAAGAAGACCTCGGGCAAAGGCGGTGAGTGGAACATTGTCCTCAAGGAGAAAGAGGGCGGTGACTGGGCGCAGGCCATCATGGATGCTGTTGAGGTAGCCCTAGAGCTGGCCAAGAGCGCAGAAGACGTTAACAACATCTTCCGGGTTAACAAGGTTCACTTCGACCGCCTGAAGGAGGAGACACCCACCATCTACGCAGACGCACTCGAGCTGCTCAAGAAAACCAAAGGTTCATTCAAGGAGTAAACATGGACTATCCCAATCGCGGAACACTCTGGTCTAACCAGTACAAGAAGACAGACACCCAGCCTGACATGAAGGGGGACATCAAGATCGAGATCGACCTGATACGCGAGCTCATCAAAGAGGCCGAGTCAGATCATGTCGTGATCAAGCTCGACGGCTGGGTCAGCAAGGACAAGGATGGCAATCGCAAGGTTGGCCTGAAGGTCAACACCTACAAGAAACCCGCAGCATCTGCACCTGGAAAGGATCCCTGGGATGACTAATACCATTACTGTATCTGCCCGCCCCAAGCGTGGCCGTCCCCGCAAGAGCCCCGTGACTGACTGGGAGAAGCTGGCCAAGCAGCTGCAGGAGGCCCTGGAGTCCAGCGTCAAGGAGAACAACGATCTGACCAAGGCAAAGGCACGCATCATCAAGATGGCACACGAGCTGGAGAAGCAGGTCGTCGGCCTGACCGCCGTGGTTGAATTACTGGAGGAAAAACTTGACCGAGCCAACGATTCAATTTGAAGGCGTCAAGGCTGGGTTGAAACAGTCTAAGGATGGATATATCCTGACTTTGGCTGTTCACCCAGATGAAATCCCTGACGATCTAGTTCGTGACTTTGTTGGCTCCCGGTATGTTGTTGTAATGGTGCGACTCGACGAGAATGAGCAACCCATGAACCGCAATAACGAGTTCCCGGGAGACCATGCTGTCAAGATGGCTGGTATCCTGTGCCG